TCACACCACCTTTCGCTTTCCTGTTACTGTCTCATAAATCAATGAGCGTTTATATAATTCGAGTTCATCTATTAAATCCTGTTTTTCTTTACGCAAAGCATCTATAATAGAACATTTGTCCCTAAGATATGCTGCGATTTCACGCTGCTCAGAAACCGAAGGAAACGGCAGCAGAAAATCAGAAAACGCAGAAGCTGATATCTCTTTGAATGTTGTTCCAGAACTAAATAGTTCAAATTGCTCTGTAAAAACACTCATACTGTAATAGAAGAATTCACTATCTGCATCCTCAGTAGGAACGCAAGAAAGACATCCTTGATTTGTGCATAAAGGAACTGTGTTTATAGCTACTGTGCCTACTGGAGCGCGCTTAGAAAATATTATGCTTCCGCTCGGAACAACAGATGTTCCGCAAGATTGATAGCCCTCCTGTGTCAGCATTTTACGGCCTTCAGACACATATTTATCATCGGTTTTATAGTCAGCAGGCGTAATCCAAACGATATCTCCATCCCAGTATTCTGGTTTATCGCTTTTAGGGGTGGCACCTGAATAAATAACAAAACCACTTTTGATTTTTCGTATTTGCCAATTTTTCGGTATTTGCCCTATCCACGCAATCCCACTATCACGCAGGCTGGCAGAAGAATCTATTCCCTTTGTGACAGCACGAAATATTAAAGATTGCTTCCATTGTTTATAATCTTCAATGCTACCTTTTGCCTCAAGGATAAGTTCATCAATCTTTGAACATTGTTCATCAAGAAAGGCTGAAACAGCATCCTGCTCTTCTTGCGACGGGATGACAACACGCAGCTCCTTTACCTCATCATAATTCAATCCTTGGCGGACACCGGAGCCCATGCCATAAAAGCCCTTCTTAAGGTCGAAGGCATGAATGAGATAATAGAGGTATCTGGAATGCGCAGGATTGATCGGACGCAGGGTGGTGTATGCCGATGTGATGATGCCGCGCTCCGTGGCTTGCCCGACACGCAGGCTGGTATGGTCGTTCTGAAGGTCGGTCAATCGCAGAACGATATCCCCGGCTTCGATGATGTTATAGCCATCAAAAGAAGCGGGCAGCAGACCGTCATTGGTGTTGATGTCCTTCCGCTTGATTTTTCCGTAGCTTAAGGACAATAAATTTTTCTCCGAAAGATCGGAGTTTTTGTTTTTTACCCTCGTAGCAAGCTGATATAATGTCCGCACGTTCCACGACGCCGGGACAGAGCCAATCCACTTGATACCGCTGTCCTTCATATCGGAATAATGAACGGTGTCAGTCATCCTGCTCACCTCCGAATAGCTCGTGTAGCTTCTCCATCAGACTACGCTCATGGGCTTCAATGCGCTTTGCGATGTCATCGGCAGGTTCCAGCTCCAAATATTCATAAAAGGTCTTTGTAAAAGGTATTTCATATCCGACTTTCGTTTTGGAGTTATCGATCCACGCACCGGGACGATACGGAAGTACTTCACGCGCAAAATATGCGTCCACGTCCTCATCCAACGGAATAGTCTCTGTATCCCTTTTTGCCTTGTCTGCAATCGGATTTCCTTTTTTAAGAACAGGTTCACCATTTTCATCAAGAACAGGGCTTTCCACGGTGATTTTGTTATACCCAAACGCAATGGAATCCATTCGCTTGCTTTTGACTACAATGGTTTTGCCATCGTCAGTTTTCTTTTCGTAAGTTTTACTGTCGTAATCGCCGTAAGCCTCTATAATAAGATTGCGACAGGTTTCCGTAATATCCACACGCTTATTGCCGATTGGCTTTCTGCGCTGCTCAAAACAACCGCTGGCATCAATCAGCAGGACGTGTTCTCGATGAGAATCGGGTTTATCTTTTGTGATAATCCACACATAGGTGGCAATGCCTGTGTTATAAAAGCTGTCGTTCGGCAGCTGAACGATGGCGTCCAACCAGTCGTTTTCTATAATATATCTTCTGATTTCGCTCTGCCCGCTGCCCGCGTCTCCCGTAAAGAGCGAAGAACCGTTCTGAATAATAGCCATGCGTCCGGTATCCTTCAACTTGGAAATACCGTTCAGCATGAAGAGCATCTGACCGTCAGACTTTGCGGGAAGTCCGACGCCGAATCGTCCTGCATCACCTTTTTTATGCTCCTTTTCTACGTCCGCAGCTTCACGTTTCCAGTCGATACCGAAGGGGGGATTTGATATGCAGTAATCGAACTCGTACCCCGTAAACTTATCATCATTCAAGGTATTGCCAAACTGCATATTATTGGGGTCACCGCCGCGGATGAGCATATCCGCTTTGGCAATACCGAAGGTAAACGGATTAATTTCCTGACCATAGCAGATAATCTCCGCTTCTGCGTCCAATGCCTTGATTCGTTCTTCCATGCAGGTGAGCATCTGGCTTGTCCCCATAGCCATATCGTAAACTGTCTTGGCGGGAGCCTCCGGGTCGGAGAAATCCGCCTCCATCGTCAGCATATCGCACATAAGATAAACAATGTCACGGCTGGTGAAATGGGCTCCTGCTTCCTCGTTATAGCTCTCGGAAAACCTTTGGACGAGGTTTTCAAATACATAACCCATGTCAATAGCGGAGATTTTGTCGGGACTCATATCCGCATTATCCTCGCAGAAGTCGCTGATAACCTGATACAGCACTCCGGCGCTGCTCATACGGTCGATTTGATCGAAAAAGCCCATATTCGCCAGTATGTCAATGACGTTATCAGAAAAACCGTTGATGAATAACTCGAAGTTAACTTTGATGTTTTCCGGGTCGGTCTTCAAACGCTCGAAAGTAAATCGACTCGTATTGTAGAAACGGTATCCTCCGGCTGCCGCACGAAGAAAACCATCCTTAACGGCAAGGTGCTTTATCTTCTCGTAAGTTTCCAGCACTTTATCATGTGTAGGGAGCAAACAGTCATGGAAGCGCTTGATGACAGCCATCGGAAGAATGACCAGTCCGTATTCATGGGGCTTGTAGGCACCGAAAAGAGAGTTTGCGACATTCCATATAAGATTCGCTTTCTCCTGAATATTGATGCCAACCGCCTTGATTTTTTCGTTAGAGTCCATATTCTCTTGCCTCCTTGATATTCTTGGTTATATCGTTCATATTCTGTGTCAATCTGGTTGTATGGATACCAAGTCGATATTTGATTCCGTTTTCTTCGATGGTATCATGGTTGATGGTAAGGAAACATCTCGCTCTCAACACATCAAATATGCAGTGGGGCATTCCTTTGAATGCTTCACATACTGCCTGCAAAGCTGTCGGATAGAAGTCCGGCAGCTTTTCTTCTGTCAAAATATAATCTTCAATTTCTTTGTTGTAATAGTTTATCACGTCAGCCGTGGTGTCAAACTCTGGCAGACCATTTGGCAGATCGTGAACCCATTTTTTCAAATCGCTGAATGTCCATTTACCATTCATCAGTTTCATAAGAGTTTGATGTTGATCGTATGCTGCTTTCAATCTCGGGCGGCTTTCCAGACCGTCCGTAACCTGCCTGCGTTTGTAGTCATCTTGAAGGTGATTGTTAGGAATAGTCAACACGCCATCCTTAAATTTTACAGGAAAGCGTTTCCCGTCCTTATGGATGATTTCAAGCATAGCATCTCGGGCATAGCGTAAGATACACTCGTCAGTGACCACCAAATTCGCACTCGGGAACGCAATCGCCGCCGCACTGCGGATGCTGTCAACGGGATCGATATAAACCGTTTCAACAGCGTTTGAATCCAGCGTTCTCAGGAAGGTCAGTACAGTCTCCTCTGAAGAATCCTCAAGGATATCTATGCAGTACACGCCGTCATCCCGCAAAGCAAAGATAATCGGACGTGCCTCGCGAAAAAAGACCGCCTCCATAATACCAAGTTTCTTCGGTGTGCTAACAGGAAGCAATAAAGACTCTCTGTACTGAATCCGCCTGCGCATAATAGGTCCTATAGAAGCAGTCGATGCCGGAACGCCATAATAGTCGCACACCTTCTTATAAGAAAAGCGGAAAGTTCCTTCAGCAAGCGCATCTGCCAGACGATTGGTATATCTGCATCCTTTATCTCCGAAATTGATAGGCTCCGGGAACACGCTGTTGCTGCATCCGTCGCAACGAAGATATGTCTGATAAAAGGTCAGGTCAAAAACTCGAAAGCTCCGTTTTTCACCTTCATCGGTTGGAGCCGTATCCCACAATATATCTTTGAAAGACCTTTTAACGACCTTAGAACATCTTGTTTTTGTCGAGCCGCAGGCCGGACAAATCAGCTTATCATCCGAGAAGTAACGCTTATGGACAGTATAGTAGTGACTGTCGGTGCTGGATTTAAGTGCAAGCAAGTCGGCAATGCCGAGGGCATTGGTCATAGGCTTGGACACATCTTTTTCCATGTATCGCTTCTTCCCCAATGCGCACTCCTCCCATTTTCAATATACTTAATTATACCACCAAAAACTGAACAAGTCAATTATTTATTTACATTTTGCCACCATAATACGAATAAGAAGATTTTGGTTATTATGTTACTTCTGCTATAATGGGAGCATGAGAAAAGACCACTTGGTCAGAAGGGAGGATTCACTATAGACGAAGGCTTTAGAGAGATTAGAAATAGTGATAATCGACTGCTCTGTAAGGCAAACGACAGCACGGGCGAAGTTGAGACTCAGGGACCGCACCGCTCTTCCTACATTTTTAGCATTCCCATCGGGGGCACATTCACAGTTGTTCGGGATAATCTCAAGTCGCTGGTAACAAGAACCGCCACAGCGTTTACCGTGGCAGATTACACTCTCGCCGCCTGACGCGGCAATGAAAATCAAATAGGCGAATCCGCAGAGCTGCAAGACGGCCTGGATTTAGTTCAAAACCCGTTATGGGTGAACTATATCCAAGCCGTCTTTTTCTCTACGGATCAGAAACGGCTCCTGCGGATTCAAATGAATCTGAAAGGAGCCAATTATGAAAATTACATACGCATTTAACAACGGAGAAATCAAGGAGGTCGAGGTTTCGGAGGAAATCGGTGCCGTGATTGAAGAGTCCCGCCGCAAGGAAGCGGCTCTCGCCAAAAAGGAACAGCGCCACTGCTATTCTCTGGACGCCGTCACATACGAGGGATTGGAGTACGGAGAGCCTGATTTTACCGCATCAATGTGTGACGGCAGTGAAGAGCGCAGTGCGCATATCAGAGATGCGTTCTCGCACCTCACTGAAACACAGCGGCGCCGCATCCTTATGCTTGCTGCAGGAATGTCGATAAGAGAGATTGCCGCTCGCGAAAATACACATCACCGTGCGGTTGAAGACTCTATCCAACAGGGCAGAAAAAAATTTTTAAAACATTATAAACAACCCCATTAATGTATCTTGCTTTTTTTCACTAAACAAAGCAAACATAAGAATACAAAAAACGTGTAAGCGGTGATCTCTCATTACTTACACGTTTGCTTTACTTTATTTCCTGTTCAGTATCATCAAACAACGGACAGTCGAAAAACTGTCGAACGGTTATTTCCAGCCCGTCGCATATTTTTTTGATGGAAACGACACCGGGGTTCTGACTTTTGGTGTTCAGCATACTGTATATGGTTGACGGGGCTACTCCTGAGATATTTGCAAGGGCATTGACTGCGATGTTTCTTTCGGCACAGAGGTCGATTATTCTCTGCGCCACAGCTTCTTTTGTTGTCATAATCGCATTTCCAAAAGAAGTGTGCTATAATTGCGATATATCCCACAAAGGAGATTATTATGCTTCCATTATACACGGTGTGTTTCTTTAGTCACCGCAGGATTGATGATATTATTTCTGTTGAAACCTCGGTTGAAAATGTTATAGATCAAGTACTCCGTCAACATGAATATGTCGAGTTCCTTGTCGGATGCGACGGGGATTTTGACCGGATCGTATCCTCGGCTGTTCTGCGATACAAAAAGAGAACCGATGCCGGAAATTGCTCTCTCACTTGGGTTATGCCGTATATGAAATCGGAGTATATACATAACCGGGAAAACTACGACAGCTATTATGATTCGATCGAGGTTTGTGAACAATCCGCTTTGGCTCACCCGAAATCTGCTATACAAATCCGCAACCGGGCTATTGTTGACCGTTCCGATCTGTGTGTTTTTTATGTTTGCAAAAAACATGGCGGCGCCTATCAGACGATGAAATATGCCGCGAACCAAGACAAAGATATAGTCAATTTGTATGATGACAGTTTTGTCTGAACTATGTCTTGAATGTTGCTGGATATATTAAGGCTATTATGGTAAGGTACTTGTCAAAGGAGTTGGAATTATGAGTTTATTTGATGATCTTTACTACGGAAATATAAATATAAGTGAGCGCGATGTTGCAGACGGCTCTGACGAAAAAGCGGCTCTTGAAGCTGCTGTTGCTGCCGAGAACGCGCTTTCTGAGCAGTTGCCCAATAACCTGAAACCATTGCTGACTGCTTTGGTTTCTGCTCACGATGTCCTGCTTGACGCAACGAGCCGCAGTGTTTTTGAAATCGGATTCAAATACGGTATGCGGTTCGCGGTCGCAGGACTATCGGATGATAAAAACGGGGTTGACAACTCCGAGGACGAATAATATAATAAAACCAACCTATAAAGAGTACGCAAGAGACAAGCTCGTTGACCGTACACCAACCTGCCCGCGGGCAAGGTGGTAATGCTTGAACGATGGGTGTGCTGAATATTGACCGGTAACGCTCATCATAACGATGGGCGTTTTTCTTATGTCCTCTTTATGGGAAATATTATCTTTCAGGAGGGCATTTATATGTCAAAAACAATCAGAGAACTGAGCAAAACGAATGGTCGCGTTTACGTTTATCTTCGCACGCCGGAACTCGGAGAGCGATTTCTCCGACAAGCCGAGCAGGAAGGCTTCACATTTTGTGACGGTGCCAAACCGACCGCAAGGCCGGCTGCCGATGTGATGGCGATCAACCATGACGGAACAATCAATTATGTCGGCACAAACGGCAGAATCGTGTATGGCAGCGGAGCTACCCACATAGGAGATAAAAAACTGAATCGTATTGATTACGAATTGCATCTCCAACGAGAATAAATCTTCTCGGGAATAAAAGTTACAATTTTTAATGGTTTTGTAATTTTTCTCTTGACAAATCCAAATTTTTACAATAAAATATTAAGTAGCGTATAGAACATCAGTTCGATAGCACAATTGAATAGAAACGAATGAAATGAAGTTTTTAAGCCAGAGGAAGCAGATACAAGAGTGATTGAATAAGCGACAAATCAAACCCACCCGGTGGAGCGGTATCTCATCCAAAAAGCTGAGAACGTATCCTCCGGTTTCTTTTCGGAGATTTATTTGTCTGCAGTGACAGAAAGGATGGTTGAAATGATAGGAAGAAGAATAATTACCTGCACACAATGCGGAAGAACCTTAGCTAAATTGTGCGATGGTTCAGAGGGCGAAATAACTTGCCCGAAATGCAAGGAAGAGTACGCATTCGAGATAAAAGAGAACACTGTTGTACTCAAGGCAGTCAAGCAAAAAAACACCACCAATAATTGTTACAGAGTCGGATAACCGTTCCCACAACCGAATATCGTCGGAGCCATCCTTGGAAATGTATTTGGCGTAGTACCATCAGGATTTCAGTGCTTCCGATAAGTGTTTATTGAAGAGCTGAATTTGGCACCGAATCATTAGGAGCCCCGTAAACAGTATCCTTACTTTCTTTAGTAGGGTCTGTTTGCGGGGCTTTTTTTATTTTGCCTGAAAAACCTTAAAAAAACAGGATTTCGTGTCCTAACTATTAGAAAGGAAAAATTTTTGAACCTTTTTTGAAAACAGCCCCCCATAATGCCGATTTTGATTCCGTATAGTGAAGGGTCATTGTTTTCAGAGAACTACCCCCACAAAACACGCTGCTTTTCTCCTTATTGTGGAATAGGAAATTTTTTTGAAAAACACCCCGACAAAACGGCGTTTATTATTCCGTATAGTGAGAGAACAAAATAATCAACCACACCCGCTTGGGTGATAAAAAAATAATATCGAAGTCTGAGTGCGCATCAAGACAGGATATTGATATCGCTACATACGCTGATGATTCAGCCGGAGTAGCGTAATCGGTACCCTTTACCTTGTTGCGCTCTTTTTGTGTATAGGTCGGTGCCGATTGGTTCCGACCTATCTTTATGTCCTGTCCTGACTGCCCTCAGCGGAAAGGACAAGCCATGAAAATCAAATACTCATTTAACAATGGAGAAATCAAGGAGGTCGAGGTTTCGGAGGAAATCGGTGCCGTGATTGAAGAATCCCGCCGCAAGGAAGCGGCACTCGCCAAAAAGGAGCAGCGCCACTGCTATTCCCTTGACGCTGTCACCTACGAGGGAGTGGAGTACGGAGAGCCTGATTTTGCCGAATCACTGTTTGACGGCAGCGAAGAGCGCAGCGCTCATATCAGAGATGCGTTCTCGCACCTTACCGAAACACAGCAGCGCCGCATTCTTATGCTTGCTGCCGGAATGTCGATAAGAGAGATCGCCGCTCGCGAAAATACACATCACCGTGCGGTTGAAGACTCTATCCAACAGGGCAGAAAAAAATTTATGAAGTTTTTTTGAAAAAACACTCGCCAAAATGCCCCAAAAATGTCCGTAAGGTGAAAGGCAATGAAACAGCCATTCAGAAAGGATGAAAAGAAATGAAGCACAGACTCAAAATCAGCGTCAGCAAGAAGCCCGTCAACAAAGGTGTGGTCGCTTGGCGCAAAGTATCGGTCAGAGAACGGTTCCTCCGCTTTCTGCTCGGTGACAAGACAAAACTCACGGTCATCGTGCCCGGTGACAGCGTGGAAGAATTATCAATTCAGGAGGTAGCGCATGAAACTGTATGAAATCAATGAGCAAATCGAAAGGCTCACCGACCAAATCACCTTTGACGAGGATACCGGAGAAATCCTCTGCGACATCGACGCCATCACCGCTGAGATGAACGCTCTGCAGATGGAAAAGAAATCGGTGCTTGAGTATCTCGCTAAACTCGTCCTCAATCTCCGCGCAGAGGCAGCGGCAATCAAGGCTGAGGAGATTCGGCTCAGGGAACGCCGCACACAGCTCGGCAAGAAAGAAGAGCACCTTATGGCGATTCTCGACCGCGAGTGTAACGGTGAGAAAACCGATCTCGGCGTTGCTACGGTATCCTACCGTAAAACAAACCGTATGGAGATCACCGACAGTGGCGAGGCGCTGTTCTGGCTGAGAGAATTCGGTTATACCGATTGTTACAAAACGCCGGCTCCCGAGATTTCCAAATCCGAGGTAAAGAAGCTGGTTAAATCCGGCGTTGAAGTTCCCGGCTGCGAACTTGTCGAGGACTACTCATGTTCGCTGAGATAAGGAGGTATCACAGATGCTGAACATTACCACAGGAAAAATCGACCGCGCCTTAAAGGTGGTCGCTTACGGCAGCGAGGGCATCGGCAAAACAACGTTTGCCGCCGCTTTCCCGGAACCGCTGTTCATCGACACAGAGGGCGGTACTTCACACATGGATGTGCGCCGTATCAACCGATCGAAATCGTGGAGCGAGCTGCTCTCCATCATCGGCGAGGTAGCCGCCACTGCGGACGTTTGTAAAACGCTTGTGCTTGACACAGCGGATTGGGCGGAACAGCTTTGCGTCACTCACGTCTGCGAGAAGTACAAGCAGAGCAGTATTGAGAGCTTCGGCTACGGCAAAGGCTACACCTACCTCGCCGAGGAGTTCGGCAGACTGCTCACAGCACTGGACAAGGTTATCGACTCCGGCAAGAACGTGGTTATCACGGCTCACGCCAAGATGCGGAAGTTCGAGCAGCCGGACGAGCAGGGTGCCTATGACCGTTGGGAAATGAAACTCTCCAAGCAGGTGGCGCCGCTGTTGAAGGAATGGTGCGATATGCTCCTCTTCCTCAACTATAAGACCTATGTCATCACAACCGACACCAACAGCAAAAAGGCTCAAGGCGGCAGGCGCGTCATCTATACTTCGCACCACCCCTGTTGGGACGCAAAGAACCGTCACGGTCTGCCGGAAGAGATGGATTTGGATTTCAAGAACCTCGCGCATCTTTTCAAGACCAATCCCAAGCCTGCCGCTGTCGAACAGAAGCCTATCGACAAACTCCGTTCCCTGATGGAGAAAATCGAGGCTACAGACACAGAAGTTCAGCAGGTGGTATCCGACAAGGGACACTACCCGGCTGACACGCCTATCACGAATTATTCCGACAAATTCATCACCGGCTGGCTTATCAAATACTGGCCGCAAATCACTCAAATCATCTGCACCAACCGCATGGTTGAAAACTAAAAATATGGAGGTAAATTATCATGGCAGATTATCTTAACAACAATGTAGGAATGGATTGGGACGATGTCCTTGAAACCGACGGGCAGGAATACATCATCCTTCCCGAAGGAGATTACAACTTTGAGGTCACGGATTTCGAGCGCGGTCATTTCCCCGGCTCCGCAAAAATGGCGCCGAGCAACAAGGCTACGCTGACGCTGAAGGTCGTCACCAAGGACGGCATCGCCAACGTCCGCACCGACCTCATTCTGAACCGTCTTGTCGAGTTCAAGATCGCCGCGTTCTTCCGCTGCATCGGTGAGAAAAAGCACGGTGAGAAGCTCGTCATGAACTGGAACAAGGTGCTCGGCAGTAAGGGTCGCGCTCATTTCAAGCCGCGTACTTACACCGACAAGGACGGCAACGAGCGTCAGGCAAATAACGTAGAGCGTTTTATCGACTATGACGAGAAGTTCTTTCCGGCTGACGGCGGCTTCGTTGACCTTACCGATGACGGCGACCTGCCCTTCGATTAAGGAGGGAGCGTAATGTTTCAACTCAGACCTTATCAGGCGGAGGCGAAACAGGCGATTCTTACCGCGTGGGACGAGGGGTTCCGAAAAACGCTCCTCGTCCTGCCGACAGGATGCGGTAAGACGATTGTGTTCTCTTCCGTAACGGAAACGCAGGTCAACAAAGGACATCGCGTCCTGATTATGGCTCATCGCGGTGAGCTGCTCGAGCAGGCTGCCGATAAGCTGAAAGCAGCGTCAGGTATCGACTCTGTCTTGGAAAAAGCCGAGTCCACGAGCCTTGGCAGTATGTTCCCGGTGACGGTCGGCTCTGTGCAGTCTCTGGCACAAGCGAAGAGGCTCGCCCGGTTTTCTTCAGATTACTTTCAGGACATCATTGTCGATGAAGCGCACCATTGCCTTTCCGACAGCTATAAGAACATACTCGAGCACTTTCCCGACGCGAATATTCTCGGCGTCACAGCGACCCCCGACAGAGGCGACAGACGGAACCTTGGTGAGTTTTTTGATACTCTGGCTTACGAGTACAGTATGGTGGACGCTATCCACGAAGGGTATCTCAGCCCGATCAAAGCGCAGACGATTCCGTTGGAGTTGGATATCGGTGATGTCGGTATTTCAAACGGTGATTTTTCCGCGAGTGATATCGGTAACGTTTTGGAGCCGTATTTGTATCAGATCGCGGAGAAAATGTGGGAATACTGTCACGGCAGAAAAACCGTTGTGTTCCTTCCGCTTATTGCTACCTCTCAAAAGTTCTGTTCCATTCTTAACGAAACGACAGGGCTTCGCGCGGCGGAGATAAACGGCAAAAGCACAGACCGTGCCGAAATACTCTCGGATTTTGAGAACGGCAAATACGATGTTCTCTGTAACAGTATGCTGCTTACCGAAGGGTGGGACTGCCCGTCGGTGGACTGCATCATCGTTCTCAGACCAACAAAGATTCGCGCTCTTTATCAGCAGATGGTCGGTCGCGGTATGAGGTTATCGCCCGGAAAGGATAACCTTCTGCTTCTCGATTTCCTGTGGCTGTCGGAAAAGCACGACCTCTGTAAGCCCTCATCGCTGATCAGCAAAGACGAGCAAATCGCCGGCATTATTGATGAGCGAATGAAAACCGATACCGAGGCGTTTGACCTTGTCGAGGCCGAGGAACAGGCAGAGCGTGATGTACTTGCTGAACGCGAAGGAAATCTCGCAAAGGAACTCTCACAGATGCGTAAAAGGAAAAGCCGTCTTGTTGATCCGATTCAGTACGCGCTGTCAATCGCGGCGGAAGATTTAGCAAACTACGTTCCCTCATTCGCTTGGGAAATGGCTCCGCCGTCAGAAAAGCAACTGGCGTTTTTGGAACGCAGAGGGATTTCCGCGGAAAGCGTTTATAATGCCGGACTCGCGTCGCTGCTGATTGGCAAATTGAAAAGGCGACAGGATGCGGGACTCTCCACTCCCAAACAAATCCGCTGCTTGGAGCGTTACGGTTTCAGACAGGTCGGCACATGGCAGTTTGATGATGCCGGCGCTTTAATCAGCAGACTCGCACAAAACAACTGGCGCGTTCCCTATGGAGTGACGCCTGCATTATACAGACCTTAAGGAGGATTTTATTATGGATAATCAGATTTTATCAGCATTAAAAGCAATCGATGTTTCAACGCTCACCCGCGCCGACTGGATCGCGGTCGGCATGGCTCTCAAAGAGGAAGGTTTCCCTTGTTCTATCTGGGACGACTGGAGCCGCAACGACAATCGTTATAAGCCCGGCGAATGCGAATGCAAATGGGAAGGTTTCCGAGGAACGGGCAACCCCGTCAAAGGCGGCACCATTATCGCTATGGCCAAGGCTCACGGCTGGATGCCGTTCAGCGGCGAGGACGGATGTATGAATTGGGATGACACCATCGAGTATGACGGCAATGACGGGTTCAACGGATTCTCGGCGCCGGATGCGTGGTCACCGACGCAAGACCTTATCACTTACCTCGAACTGCTCTTTGACCCGGAAGACCGCGTCGGATATGTCACGGGAGATGTTTGGCAGGACGGTGACGGCAAATGGATGCCGAGCAAAGGCGTCTATGACCGAACCGCGGGTGAGTTGATCGCGTCCCTCAAAAAGCACCCTGACGACCTCGGCGCTACAGTCGGAGATTGGAAACCGCAGGTCGGAGCATGGATTCGTTTTAACCCCGTTGACGGCGAAGGCGTCAGAAACGAGAATGTCACTAAATTCAAGTACGCCTTGGTAGAGTCGGACACGCTGAAGATTGCGGAGCAGGACGTTCTCTTCCGCAAGTTGGAGTTGCCTATCGCCGCACTCGTTCACAGCGGCGGCAAAAGCCTCCACGCTATCGTTCGCGTCGATGCCGACAGCTACGAGGAATACCGCAAGCGCGTTGAGTATCTTTATGATTTCTTGGAGAAGCACGGCGTTTCAATCGATAAGCAGAACCGCAACCCGTCCCGTCTGTCCCGTATGCCCGGCGCTACGAGAAACGGCAACCGTCAGTATCTCGCCGCTGTCAACATCGGCAGAAAATCGTGGGTGGATTGGCTGGACTACGCGGAAGGCGTCACAGACACGCTGCCGGATATGGAGCCGCTGTCCGTGTACAGGGATAATCCTCCCGCGCTGCCGGAGGAACTTATCAAGGGCATCCTCCGCAGAGGACACAAGATGCTGATTTCAGGCTCCTCCAAGGCAGGCAAATCGTTCCTGCTGATGGAACTGTGCGCGGCTCTGGCATCAGGCTCCAAGTGGCTCGGTTTCGATTGTCGCAAGGGCAAGGTGCTCTACATCAACCTTGAAATCGACCCGGCTTCCTGCGTTGACCGTTTTCTCCGCATTTTCCGCAGGTTGCGCTTGGATTTCTCTCACCTTGACAATATCGTTATCTGGAACCTGCGCGGTCACGCTGTTCCGCTTAACGAACTTGTGCCGAAGCTGACGCGAAGAGTACGCGATATGGATTTGGAGGCTATCGTCATTGACCCCATCTACAAGGTCATCACAGGAGATGAGAACAACGCCTCTGAGATGGGTGCGTTCTGCAACCAGTTTGACAAAATCTGCAACGAAACGGGATGCAGCACCATCTACTGCCATCACCACAGCAAGGGTCCGCAGGGATATAAGAAAGCGGTGGACAGAGCGTCAGGTTCCGGCGTGTTTGCCCGCGACCCCGACGCGCAGCTTGATATGATTCAGCTTGAGGTGAATGATGATGTTGATCTCGGATATCAGGAAAGAAACGCCACTGCTTGGCGCTTAGAGTCCTCGCTCCGTGAGTTTCCAAATATCAAGCCCATCAACTTCTGGTTTGATTATCCCGTTCACAGAATCGATGAAGCGGGTAAGCTGGACGAATGCCCTACTGAGGGCAGTTCGGAAGCCGGACGCAAGAAAGCCGCCGAGGTCAACGAGAAAAAGAAAGAAGAAGCCAACAACAGGTTCCGCGCCGCTTTCGATATTCTTAACCTCAACGGTGACGGAGTGACCGTGAAGGAAATGAGCGAGTACCTCGAAGTCGGAAGACAGACCGTATATAACCGGGTCGAAAAAATGAACGGAGAATTCGTCATCGATAACGGTAGAATCACCAAGAGCGATAATTCTGAAAACGAATAATAAATATCATAATTTGTCGCTGTCACCCCCTACTATATATGTTCATATATAGATGGTTACACCCTCCAAGGGGAGGGCTGAAAGCCCGCCCTCCCTTGAGAGGTGCAGCCGTAACAAAAAGGGATGACAAAAGAGAAATACGACAAGGGTACACGACAATACGGAAGGAGAATTTGATTATGGATTTTTTTATGAATATGGACCCGCCGACAGTCACGGCTCAGGAGCATAAGGTCACGATGGTTGGCGGCAGACCGCACTTCTATGACCCGGCTCCCGTAAAGGACGCAAAGAAACAGCTTACCGCTCACTTGCTCCCTCACAAGCCGAAGGAACCGTTTATCGGTGCGGTGGCATTGTCAGCGGTGTGGCTGTTCCCGAAAGGAAAGCGTCACAAGCACGGTGAGTGGCGCGTCACGAAGCCGGACACGGACAACCTGCAGAAGCTGCTCAAAGACTGTATGACGAAGTGCGGATTTTGGAAGGATGACGCGCAGGTCGTTAGAGAGACCGTTGAGAAACGGTGGTCGGATGAGCCTGCGGGTATTTACATTGAGATCACAGATTTGGAGGTTTGAAATGAGAACGTCAAGAAACACGGAAGGATATGCCGACCCCACAGCGGCAGCCGCTATAGCAAGGATCATCGCAGAGGAGCGTAAGGCTCGTAACAAAGGACAGCGCAGGAAACGCAATCCTCGGAAAAGGCGTTATCCTGCTAACGGAGGTCGCTATGGACAGAAACTATGAAGATCTGATTCAGGCAATAGCTGTTCAGGCAGCAAGGGATTACCGAAAGGCTCTCAGATTGCTAATCAGGAATCCGCGAGACCGTGAGGCGAAGTGTCACAAAGACGAGATTGAGGTGTTCTTTCGCTCACAGTGGTTCTGCGACATTACTACGGCAGACGGAGAGTTCATTATTCAGGCATTGCAAAAGGAGGTATCGTTTTAATGACATCAAAGGAGTATTTCAGGCAGGCGTACAGGCTTGACCAGAGAATCAATCTGAACATAGCGGAGTTGGATGAGCTGCGGGCTATGGCTTGCAACATTACGTCCTCCGCTCTGTCAGAGAAGGTTGCCCGCTCCCGTGACGGCAACGCTCCGTTTGTCAAAGCAATCGAGCGCATTACAAAACTCGAACAGGAAATTGACGCGGAGGTGGATACCTTTGTTAATCTCAAGACAGAGATGCGCGGTGTTATTGAGTCAGTGGAAGACCGTAATGAGCAGCTTATTCTCCACTACCGCTATATCCTCAATTACACATGGGAGAAGATTGCCGAACTGCTCGGGACAAGCGTCCGCACGATTCACAGGTGGCACGACAGTGCGCTGCGAAACGCCGTCATTCCGAAAAGCCCTACAAAAATATAAATTTTTTGAAATTGGCACGGTATGTCATACTTTGTCACCTTGTTTCACGGTGAGAAAACTGATATAATATAATTGGGACAACAGAATACAGACAAGCCTTGTGGACTAACCCTCCGCAGGGCTTTTCTTTTTGCCCGGAAGGAGGTGCGGTTGTGCCAAAGAAACCCAAGCGACCGTGTTCGTATCCCGGCTGTCCGAACCTATGTGACGGACAGTACTGTGAGGAACACAGAACGCAGGCTCGTAGGCAGTACGACAAATACGAGCGATCCCCCAACGTCAATAAGAAGTACGGTCGGGCTTGGAAACGTATCCGCGACCGTTATGTAGCGGAGCATCCGCTGTGTGAGCGTTGCAAGGCTGAGGGTCGTCTGACTCCTGTTGAGGAGGTTCATCACATCCTGCCTGTATCAAAAGGCGGAACACACGAGCGCAGCAACCTTATGGCGTTGTGTCGTTCATGTCACACCAAGATTCACCACGATCTGGGCGACCGGTAGGGCGGTCTTGATCTCTGCGGGTCCCTTACGGGGCAGCGGCCCGGGGCTTCGTGTGTAAACTCGCGGAAGTTTTGGAGGGAATAGCCCCGATGATTTGAATAACAGTTAGAAGGTGTATTTTACATGGGTAAACGCGGCCCGAAGCCGGGTATGGGCGGTCGGCCAAGAAAACCCATATCCGAGAAAATCATAAACGGCAACCCCGGCGGTCACAAAATGACAGTCCTTGATTTCAAAGACAGCGCCGCCGACCTGCAAGGTGTGCCGATGCCGAAACCGTCCGACTACCTTTCGGCAAAACAGAAAAACGGCACAGATTTCTTTGCCGTGGAAGTGTATGAGATCGTTTGGAACTGGCTGAAAGAGCGCGGCTGCGAAAGCCTTGTTCCTCCGCACGTTTTGGAGGAGTACGCTATGTGCAAGGCGCGCTGGATTCAGTGTGAGAACCTGACGAGCGAACACGGCTTTTTAGCTAAACACCCCACCACCGGCGCCGCCATTACATCTCCGTATGTCAGCGTTGCTAACACATACTTCACTCAGTTCAATCGGTTGTGGGGAGATATTTTTCAGATTGTAAAAGATAACTGTACCAAAGAATACAGTGCGACCCCGCCTGACGATTCTATGGAGCAGCTGTTAAGAATGAGAGAAAGAAGGAATGGTTAATGTACGAAAAGGTCAATCCCGCGCACCCCGATAAAATCGCAGACAGGATTGCCGGCGCCTTAGTCGACCTTGCTTACGCAAAGGCTGACAACCCGAAGATTGCTGTTGAGGTTTTGATAGGTCACGGCGTGTGTCACATCATTGCGGAAACATCCGAGCATTTCACCTTGGCTGAGGTGCTTTCTGTCGTGGAGCGCATTGCAGGTCCCCTTGAGGTCGATTACCAAGAGGTCGCTCAGGATGTACATCTCGCGGCAAATCAGAACCGACACATTCGCTGCGGCGACAACGGTATCTTTAAAGGAACACCCGTTACCGATGAACAGCGTGAACTCGCAACTGTCGCGGAGCGTCTGTATGATAAGTATCTGTGTGACGGCAAATATATCCAGACCAACGGTCACCTCATAATCTGCCAGAGCAACGCTGCGACAAGCGAACTCCGCAGGCTGTTCCCGAGAGCCGAAATCAATCCTCTCGGTGATTGGACGGGCGGCACTGACGTTGATACAGGCGCCACCAACCGCAAGCTCGGCTCGGATATGGGCGACAGCGTCACGGGTGGAGGTCTGCACGGCAAAGACCTGTCTAAGGCTGATGTCAGCGTAAACATCTACGCATGGATCATGGCTCAGGAAACCGGGCAGCCGGTGGAACTATGCTGTGCCATCGGTGATGAATTCGTTGACGGCATTCCCTATGAGGATATCGTGGGCATCGCTGAGGATTTCATTGATTCTCTCGGCGGCTTTGAGAAATTCGCGGAATGGGGTTTGATTCGATGATCACTACCAAAGAAATGCAGCTCGTTCCGATTGAAAAGTTAATACCTTACATCAATAACGCGCGGACGCATTCTCCTGAGCAGATTGCGAAACTCCGCGCGTCTTTGCGTGAGTTCGGTTTTATCAACCCGGTCATCATCGACAAGGACTATACCATCATCGCCGGTCACGGACGCTGTGCCGCTGCCAAAGAAGAAGGTCTGACCGAAGTGCCCTGCGTTCTCGCCAATCACCTGACAGATGCTCAGAAGAAAGCGTACATCATAGCTGATAACCGTATGGCGATGGACGCGGGCTGGGATGAAGAACTGTTGCGTGTTGAAATTGAGGCGTTGGAGGCTGAGGATTTCGACCCTCTGCTCACAGGCTTTGATGAGGATGAACTGTCTAAGCTGTTTGACGATGGTAACGACACCAAAGACGATGATTTTGATGTTGACGCTGAACTCGAAAAGCCCGCTTTCACCAAGCCGGGTGATGTCTGGACGCTCGGCCGACACAGACTCGTCTGCGGCGACTCCACCGATCCCGCCACCTTCGATACGTTGATGGACGGTAAGAAAGCGAACCTCGTTATTACCGACCCTCCGTACAACGTGAACTACGAGGGCAGCGCCGGGAAAATCAAAAACGATAATATGGCTAATGACGCTTTTTATCAGTTCCTGCTCGATGCGTTCAAAAACACCGAGGCGGCTATGGATAACGAAGCGTCTATTTATGTGTTCCACGCGGATACCGAGGGCTTGAATTTCCGCAGAGCGTTTGCCGATGCAGGCTTCAACCTGTCCGGCTGCTGCATTTGGAAAAAGCAGTCACTCGTTTTAGGGCGCTCACCATACCAATGGCAGCACGAGCCGGTGCTGTTCGGTTGGAAGAAGAAAGGCAAGCATAAGTGGTATGCCGGCCGCAAGGAGACCACCATCTGGGAGTACGACAAGCCGAAGAAGAACGGCGATCACCCGACAATGAAACCGATACCGCTGCTTACGTATCCCATTCAGAATTCGTCCCTGACTAATTCAATCGTGCTTGACCCGTTTGGGGGTTCCGGCTCCACGCTCGTTGCCTGTGAGCAGACTGACCGTATCTGTTATACGATTGAGTTGGACGAAAAATTCTGTGACGTTATCGTTAACCGCTATATCGAGCAGGTAGGCTCTGACAGCGATGTATCTGTTCTGCGGGACGGCGTCACGTTAACATACAAGGAGGTCGTGGCTGCTGATGAGTAAAGAATTGACTCTCGGCAGTCTTTTTGACGGGTCGGGCGGATTCCCTCTGGCGGGTCTCCTGTCCGGTATCACTCCTGTCTGGGCTTCGGAAATTGAGCCGTTTCCCATCAGAGTGACAACAAAGCGACTGCCTTTCATGAAACACTACGGCGATATTTCCGCTATGAACGGAGCGGAAATCGAGCCTGTCGATATCATCACGTTTGGTTCACCATGCCAAGATATGTCAGTGGCAGGAAAACGAGCCGGGCTGGACGGCTCCCGATCCAATTTGTTCTATGAAGCTGTCCGAATCATAAAAGAAATGAGGTGCGCCACCAATGGCGAATATCCAAGATACATCGTCTGGGAAAACGTCCCCGGCGCGTTCAGTTCAAACAAGGGAGACGATTTCAGGTGCGTCCTCGAAAGCGTCTGCAAAATCAAAGACGAAACCGCTGTTATTCCTCAACCTGACAAGTGGCAGCCCGCGGGAGAAATCGTGGGAGATGATTACTCCATCGCGTGGAGAGTCATGGACGCGCAGTATTGGGGAGTTCCCCAACGCAGAAAACGTATCTTCCTTGTCGCGGATTTTGCAGGCAGGAGTGCCGGAAAAATACTATTTGACTCCGAAGGCCTGTCAGGGTATTCTGCGTCGAGCCTCCGTGCGTGGCAAGAAACTGCCTGCCGTTCTGGAGAAAGCCCTGATTCACCAAGCATCTGCCTGAACGACCAAGGTGGCTCCCGAATAGATGTCACCGAGGAAGTGACCAACACTCTCCGTGCAGAAGCCCATCACCCACCATGTGTAATGGACAACAAAGAAACCACAGGGGCACTTCGCACGGAAACATATTCTGCAGGCTTTTGTACCGAGCATTCGGCAAAGGCACGTTCCATCGGTTATGAGGAAGAAAAGTCTCCTACGCTTCGAGCCGGAACTGTTCCGGCGGCCGTTTATGAAAACCACAGTCAGGACACCAGATATACGGGCCCCGTTGATGTTTCTCCCACCGTCAGTTCAACCTACGGTATGGGCGGGAACAATCAACCGTTTGTGGTTGAAACACCCAAGACGCTAAAAATCCGCTCCGGCTGTGACGGCGGCGGTAAAGGCGCGTTAATACAAGAGGATAAATCGGCAACGCTGTCATGCAATAATGACCAGACGCTTTTCGAGCCGAAGGTTTACGGTATCTGTTCAAAGCACAGCAACTCTATGAACTCCGGCAATCCGAGCAGCGGATTCTATGAAGCGGAAACCGCAAGGACAATCGACACGGGCAATCAGTCTCCCTGCAAAAATCAGGGCGGTATGGTCGTGGTCGCTGTTCAGGGTTCCATGATCGGCAGAGCAGATAAGAACGGACCCCAAGGCAGTGGCGTCAATGAGGATGTGTCTTTCACCTTGGACAGCTGTGACCGTCACGCTGTCGCTTACGGTATCGACCGCGCAGCGTATAACCAAGGCACTAACGCCAAATTCAATATCGCGGTTGAACCGGAACTCGAGCCGACCATCGTTGCGAAAGGTCCCGGCGCGGTAGGTCAGCCAATCTACCACTCGAGCAAGAACTCGTTTCAAACCAATTTCACTTCCGATGAGGCAACGGATACCCTTGTAGCAACCGATTACAAAGACCCGCCTGTTGTCGGCACGGAATACATTGTACGCAGGCTCACTCCAACTGAGTGTGCCAGACTGCAGGGCTTTCCCGATTGGTGGTGCGCAGACCTCGGCACGGAGAACCCGACCGAGGAAGATATTGCTTTCTGGCGCGGAGTATTTGAAACGCATAGAAAGATAACGGGTACGTCCACCAAGCCAAAAACAGATAATCAGTTGATAAAATGGATAAAGAATCCTCACTCCGACTCGGCTGAGTACAAAATGTGGGGCAACGGTATCAACCTGAATATCGCGGTTTTTGTGCTTTCGGGAATTGTATATAATGATTCAAGAGGTGAATCCGATGAGTTATGAGCGTGTAATCGAGTATCTTGAAATGATAAAGCTGGAATACCCCGGCGGTGATGTGTGCGAAGCCTGTGACAGAGCTATTGCGGCCGTTGAACTTGAAAGACAAATGTGTACTACTGACGAATAGTCACAAATAATACCTGTGTTCTTCTGTATTATTCACACTTGATAATCGGCGCAAGTGACGGTAATATGTGACTACCAAAATTAAAGGAGGACTTCACAATGTCAACATTCACAGCAGAATTCAACGTCACAGGCGCACGTCGCAAGGAACTCGTCACCCGCATTTCAGAGGCTATGGAATGCCCGGCAAAATACCAAGGCGCACCTTCATTTGCCTACATGGTCGACTACATCACCATCGACCGCAACGGCACCGTCAGCTTTGACGACAGAGCCGACAGCGAGGAGATCGAACACCTTTTTGATTACCTCGATGAGCACGGCTTTGGCGCGGAGCGCAAGGAAGCCGAAGCAACCGAAGAAGAACCCTCGGGGCTTACGATTCGGGTTCCGAAAGACAAGGTCGGCGTCAAGAACCTTTGCCTGATTCTTCTCGGCAAGGGAGCCTTGATCAAAAAGGCTCTGGGGCTTAATGACCTTCCGCTGGAAGAGGACGGTGACGAGATTACATTTCCTTGGTTCAGCGATGTCGGCAAACTCGATCCCGATGAGGTGAAAGCCTACACTGATTTCATCGGCAAGCTGTGCGAGTTCAGCGCGAACGCCAAGCGCGTATCAATGAAAGAAAAAGCGGTGGACAACGAGAAATACGCCTTCCGCTGCTTCCTTCTCCGCCTCGGCTTTATCGGAGCGGACTTCAAGACCGACCGCAAAATACTCCTCAGAAACCTTGACGGTTCGAGCGCATTTAGGGATGGAGGTGCTGACGATGAAAATGCCGAGTAAACATCGCATCGCTTTCCTGCGGGAGCAATACCCCGCAGGCACCCGTGTAGCTTTGGTCGCTATGGACGATGCCCAAGCGCCTCCTGTCGGGACGAAAGGAACCGTTCTCGCGGTCGATGATATTGGCAGCCTAATAATGCGCTGGGACAACGGCAGCGGATTGAACGTTGTGCTTGACGGCGGCGACCGTGTTTGCAAACTTGACGAGGTGGACGAATGAAAGTGACCGATACCATTATGGATCAAATCCTCGCAATCCGCGATACAGGGCTGACCAATATGTTCGCCGTCAATACGGTGCAGCGTCTCGCTTATGACCGCAATTACTTTGAGTTGGTAATGTTCATTGAGAACGAGCCAGCCGCTTATGTAAAATTCATTATGACGGGCGACCGCTCATAAACCTTTCTTCCTGCCGGGAACGGAGCCGAAAAAGGCTCTGTTTCTCGTGGTACATTTACACAATTATCTATTTTATCCTTGTGTAGTATATTCGTTGATATATCTCTCTTTTAGAGTTAATATGTACCTACCGAATTTGAAGGGAGACATTAACCATGACAAGAGCAGAAAGAAACGAGTACAACTACATTAAGCGCAACCTGAAAAACCTCGGCGAGAACCCCTACGGCGCACAGCTGACAATCCGCACCGACGCTGGACGCGAGTATAAGCAGGCGCTCCACGAGTTCTACACAAGCCTCGGTTTTCACCCGGCAAGCGTCAGAGTCGACACGCATTGGTTCGACGACCAAGAGCGCATTGTTTACATCTACGGAATCTACTGCGGCGAGGAAAATCAGGTTCACTGGTCGCAGCTTTACACCAAAGAGGAAAAAGATCGCTTCGCCGCGGCTTTACGGTAAAGGAGGAGTCGACCATGAGAGATTTTACAACGATGGAACACCTGCAGGAAAGGGTTTCAAGCTACGGCGCGGTTTTAAGATACAACGACAGGGTGTTCGTTACCGATATCACCCACACCGGACAGTTCCGGGCATCAATTTATGAGTTTGTTGATGAGCCGGACGTTGATTTTGACCAAATCGAATGCAGGTTGTTCCTCATTGATACCTCGCACAAAGCATTCGAGGACGCGGGTCACGCAGTCGCTTGGTGCCTTAGGCAGAAATGAACCGGTAAAACACGGTAGCGGAGCCGAAAGGCTCTGTTGCTCGTAGAATAAACTACACAATAATAAACATTTTCCTTGTGTACAATATAGCTTGATAAATCCTCCGTTTGACGGTAATATACAGTCACCAAAACAACAGGAGGTCATCAAAATGACAAACAACTTCATCGCAGAGTACAACGAACTCACAAACATCCGCAACGCTTACGACAGAGCCGAGAGCGAAGTCGAAAAGAACGCCGCCCGCGGGGATTTCAAAGCCTTCAAAGAGCGGATCGCCGCAAAGGGAAACGACTACGCAAAATACTTCTGGATTTTCGAGGACGCTTGGAGAAGAGGCAACAACTACATTGATTTCAGCGACGTGATCAGGGACGAGGATGTTCCGAACATGATTACCACCTTAAGAACCCTCGGCTTCAGAAAATTCACCTTTTCCTCCTCTTGGTCGAGCGCGGTTGAAACCGCATGGCTTTTCACCAAAAACGGATGCCTGCTTGAGGGTATGGTTGAAATCAACAGCAAGCACAAGGATTTTGAAACAGACGAGTACGAAAGAATCCCCGCGTACCTCTTCAACCTCAACTAAACAACCCTATTCGGGAATCGAGCCGAGAGGCTCTTTTCCTCTCTACAGCCCACGGGCTGTTTTTTTATGCCCGAAAAAAGGAGGTGGCAGATATACGAAAGCTAAAAAAGTACAAACCAACCAAGTTCAAAGCAAAGAACTCTGTGTACGATAAGGATTCAGCTGATTTCGCCGTGAAGTTTATCGAATGCCTCTGCCACACCAAAGGTAAGTGGGCAGGTCAGAAATTTGAGTTGATAGATTGGCAGGAACAGATAATCCGCGACCTGTTCGGCATACTCAAGCCGAACGGCTACAGACAATTCAATACCGCGTATGTAGAGATACCGAAGAAGATGGGCAAATCGGAGTTAGCCGCTGCGATTGCCCTTTTGTTATGTTGCGGAGATGGTGAACAGCGCGCCGAGGTTTACGGCTGTGCCGCTGACCGAAATCAGGCAAGCATCGTATTTGACGTTGCCGCTGACATGGTTCAACTATGCCCTGATTTGGAAAAGCGCGTCCAGATATACAAGTCAAACAAGAAACTCGTGTACCTTCCGACCAACAGCTTTTATCAGGTGCTTTCGGCAGAAGCCTACTCCAAGCACGGTCTGAATGTTCACGGAGTTGTGTTCGATGAGCTTCACGCGCAGCCGAACAGGAAACTTTACGATGTTATGACAAAAGGTTCCGGCGATGCCCGAATGCAGCCGCTGTACTTCCTTATTACGACAGCCGGAAACAATACCGAATCCATCGGTTATGAGATTCACCAAAAGGCAAAGGACATCCTTGAGGGCAGAAAAATCGATCCTACCTTCTATCCCGTAATATACGGTGCTGAGGAGGGTGATGATTGGACAGACCCCAAGGTGTGGAAAAAAGCCAATCCCTCGCTCGGCATTACCGTTGGCATCGACAAAGTGCGTGATGCCTGCGAGTCCGCCAAACAGAATCCTGCGGAAGAAAACTCGTTCCGGCAGCTGCGCCTTAACCAATGGGTAAAACAATCCGTTCGGTGGATGCCGATGGACAAGTGGGATAAATGCGCGTTCGCTGCCGACCCTTCACAGCTTGAAGGAAGAGTCTGCTACGGCGGTCTTGACCTCTCCTCCACAACGGATATAACGGCGTTTGTGCTTGTGTTCCCGCCGGAGGACGAGGATGACAAATACATTGTTCTCCCGTATTTCTGGATACCGGAAGAGAATATGCAAATCCGCGTCAACCGTGACCGTGTGCCGTATGACCTCTGGGAGCGTCAGGGTTATTTGCAGACCACCGAAGGAAACGTTATACATTACGGATTTATTGAGAAGTTCATAGAGCAACTTGGAGAACGGTACAACATTCGGGAGATTGCTTTTGACCGTTGGGGTGCCGTACAGATGGTTCAAAACCTCGAGGGTATGGGCTTTACCGTTGTTCCTTTCGGACAGGGATTCAAAGATATGTCTCCGCCAACAAAAGAATTGATGAAGCTCGTCCTTGAGGAGCGTATCGCTCACGGCGGTCACCCGGTTCTGCGGTGGATGATGGACAACATCTTCATTCGCACCGATCCTGCCGGCAACATCAAAGCCGACAAAGAAAAATCAACGGAAAAGATAGACGGCGCCGTTGCCACGATTATGGCTCTTGATAGAGCAATTCGCTGCGGCAATAACACCGGAGCCTCGGTTTATGATAACCGCGGGCTTCTTTTTATATAGTTATCAACACACAATTTCAAATATACGCAGGAGGAATAATTTATGGGCTTGTTTACAAGCATATTTAGGTCGCGCGACAGACCTAAAAACCTATCCGGCGGAACCTCATTCTTTATGGGCAGTTCCTCATCGGGCAAAGTGGTAACGGAACGCTCCGCAATGCAAATGACAGCGGTTTACGCTTGCGTCCGTATTCTGTCAGAAGCGATTGCCGGACTGCCGCTTCACCTCTACAAATACACCTCGGACGGCGGCAAAGAAAAAGCCATCAACCACCCGTTGTACCAACTGCTCCACGATGAACCAAATCCCGAAATGAGTTCATTCGTTTTCAGGGAAACGCTCATGACACACCTTTTGTTATGGGGCAACGCCTACGCACAGATAATCAGGAACGGCAAAGGTGACGTCATTGCTTTATATCCGCTGATGCCGAACAGAATGCGCGTTGACCGCGATGATAAAGGTCAGTTGTATTACACTTACAATCGCGTGTTTGACGAGGCATTAAAGGACAAATCAATGACGGTCGTACTGAAACCGTATGATGTTCTGCATATCCCCGGCTTGGGCTTCGACGGATTAGTCGGCTATTCGCCAATAGCGATGGCAAAAAATGCTATCGGTCTGGCAATCGCCACCGAGGAGTACGGCGCTAAGTTCTTCGCAAACGGCGCGGCACCGAGCGGTGTTCTTGAACATCCGAGTACACTGAAAAATCCCGAAAAGCTGCGTGAAGCGTGGCAGTCGCAGTTTGGCGGCAGTCAGAACTCTAACCGCATAGCAGTTTTGGAGGAAGGACTGAAATACACACCAATCTCCATATCGCCGGAACAAGCGCAGTTCCTCGAAACACGAAAATTTCAAATCAATGAGATCGCTCGAATTTTCAGAGTCCCGCCTCATATGGTCGGCGACCTTGAGAAGTCGAGTTTTTCTAATATTGAACAGCAGTCGCTTGAGTTCGTAAAATACACGCTCGACCCTTGGGTAGTCCGTTGGGAGCAGAACCTGCAACGTATTCTTTTGAATCCCGATGAAAAGAAGGATTACTTCTTCAAATTCAATGTTGACGGTCTGCTGCGCGGCGACTACGCAAGCCGCATGACGGGTTACGCTACGGCGCGTCAAAACGGCTGGATGTCGGCGAACGATATCCGAGAACTTGAAAATCTCGACCGTATCCCGACCGAACTCGGAGGCGACCTTTACCTTATCAACGGCAATATGCTGCCCATGCAGAACGCAGGCGCGTTTGCCGACAACAATACTACAGAAACGGAGGAAGATTCCAATGAAAGCACAGAAGTTTTGGAAGTGGAAGAATCAGTCGGAAGAAGAACCGTCCGCTGAACGTGTGCTTGAGTTCTACGGCACTATCGCCGAGGAAAGCTGGTATGACGATGATATCACCCCGGCAATGTTCAAAGAAGAACTGTTTGCCGGCAGCGGTCCCATTACCATCTGGATTTCCTCGCCCGGCGGCGACTGCATTGCAGCAAGCCAGATCTATTCCATGCTGATGGACTACAAGGGAGATATCACAGTCAAGATTGACGGCATCGCGGCATCGGCGGCATCGGTGATTGCCATGGCCGGCACAAAGGTTCTGATGGCTCCCACAGCGGTAATGATGGTTCATAACCCGGCAACGATGGCGTTCGGTGATCACGTTGAGATGGAAAAGGCAATTGAGATGCTCTCGGAAGTTAAAGAAAGCATCATCAACGCTTATGAAATCAAAACAGGGCTGCCGCGCAAACAGCTCGCCAAGATGATGGATAACACCACTTGGATGAACGCTAACAAAGCTGTCGAGTTCGGTTTTGCCGATGACATTCTGACAGACGAAAAACGCAATCCCGATACCAATGAAGGGTATGAGTTCGAGGCTTCGGCTGTGGAACGTACCCTTATCAATAAGATTTCAAACAAAATGAAATCAAAATCGAACACAACCGGGCGCCGGGTAGATGACCTTAAAGCGTCCCTTTACAAAAAACTGCTTTAATACAGGAGGATTTGATTATGACAATTACTGAACTCAGAAACAAAAGAGCAAAGCTGTGGAATACGATGGAAGGTTTCCTCGACACCCACAGAAACAGCATGGGTGTTCTCTCCGCTGAGGACGATAACACCTACTCCAATATGGAGCGCGACCTCGACAGTCTTACCAATGAAATCAAGCGTATGGAGCGCCGTGAGGCAATCGAAACGGAACTGAACAAGCCCGTCAATCAGCCGCTCACTTCTGCTCCTTCCGGTGCTGAGATGCCCAAGAGCGGACGCGCCTCCAACGAATACAAGGAAGATTTTGACCGTCATCTGCGCGGCAAGGTTCTCGTTCACAACGTGCTGTCCGAGGGCACCGATGCCGATGGCGGCTATCTCGTGCCGGAAGATTTTGAGCGTGACATCGTTACCGCGCTCGAGGAGGAGAACGTGATCCGTTCCCTCGCAAAGGTTATCACAACTCAGCACGAGCGCAAGATTCCCGTTGCTACGGGTCACTCCACCGCGCAGTGGACTGCCGAAAACGCTGCTTACACCGAGAGCAACCCCACCTTCGGTCAGAAACAGATCGATGCTTTCAAGCTGACTGATCTCTGCCGTGTGAGCGTTGAACTCCTGCAGGATTCCGCTTTTGACATCGAGGACTACCTTATGAAGGAATTTGCCCGCGCTTTCGGTATTGCCGAGGAGCAGGCTTTCTGCGTTGGCACCGGCGTTAATCAGCCCACAGGTATTTTTACCGCAAACGGCGGTCAGGTCGGCGTCACCGCTGCTTCTTCTACCGCGATCACCGCTGATGAACTTATCAGCCTTGTATATTCGCTGAAATCGCCCTACCGCAGAAACGCGAAGTTCCTGCTGAACGATGCCACCATCTCCATTATTCGCAAGCTGAAGGACGGCAACGGCGCTTATCTCTGGCAGCCCTCCGTTCAGGCCGGTCAGCCCGACAGACTGCTTGGCTATGAGATTTACACTTCTCCGTATGTTCCCACCGTTGCCGCAGGCGCTCTTGCGATCGCGTTCGGTGATTTCAAGAACTACTGGATCGGTGACCGCGCAGGTCGTACCGTGCAGCGCCTTAACGAACTGTACGCCACCAACGGTCAGATCGGTTACGTTTCGACCGAGCGTGTAGATGGCAAGGTTATCCTTCCCGAAGGCATTAAGCTGTTTAAGATGAAGCCTTAAGGCATAGCAGGAAATATCTAAGGAGGCAGCGTGATGGACACTCTGTTAGAGAAAGTAAAAGCAAATTTAATACTGGAACATTCCGTTGATGACGCGCTTTTGGAAATGTACATCACGGTTGCCGTTTCCTATGCAGAGAGCTATCAGCATATTTCGGAAGGCTACTACAGTGAGCATACAATGCCGGCTACTACCCAGCAGGCAGTCATTATGCTTGCAAGCCATTTCTATGAGTCGCGTGACGGTTCCACAGGAGGTTTTTTCGCAGACAATGTTCAAGCCGGTGAGCAGGTTTTCAAAACAGTCAATCTGCTCTTGCGGCTTGACCGCGATTGGAAGGTGTAACGATGAGTTACGGAAAAATGAATGGATTTGCTTTAATCAAGCAACTGTATAAACAGAAAGACGCGGACGGCTTCACAAAGGACGCGGAGTTGATTCTCGCTAAGGTCAGATGTTACCGCGAAGGTCGGCACGGCAGCGCACGGTGGGCAAACCTCTCCACCTTTACGCAGGCTACCGACCTGTTCCGTATCAGGGTAATTCCCGATGTGATTGTTACCCCTGACCTTTATCTTGATTATCAAGGTGAGCGTTTCAAAATTGTTTCGGTCGAGAACGTTTGCGGTCGCGGTATGTATCTTGAAATACTCGCTGAAAAGGTCGTGAGCAACGTTGGCTAAGGTTCAAGTGAAGATGCCTGACGAGTTCCTTGAGAAGATTTCAAAACTCGGAAAGCATACCGATGAAATAACCGGAAAAGCGCTGCGTTCCGGTGCTGAGGTGGTTCTCGGAAACTTCCAAGCAAATCTCAGCGGCGTGATCGGAACCGGCACTAAGTACGAAAGCCGTTCCACAGGTGAGCTGGAACGCTCCCTCGGCATCACGTCAGTCAGGATTGATAAAAACGGCAATCACGATATCAAAGTCGGTTTTGCTGAGCCGCGTTCCGATGGCGACAGCAACGCCAAGATTGCGAACATTATCGAATACGGAAAGCACAATCAACCGGCGCGTCCTTTTCTCAAGCCTACAAAAACATCATCGCGCAAGCCGTGCAAGGAAGCGATGATACGAACATTTGAAGAGGAGATTAAAAAGCTATGAGTTTTTTTAGCGAAATCCACGCTATTCTTTCACCAATCGGCGTGCCAATGGAAACAGGAGTTTTTTCAGACAAGGCTCCCGATGAATATATCGTGGTAGTTCCTCTCACAGAAGAATTTGAATATTTCGCGGATAATCAGCCGCAGGTCGATGTCCACGAGTTACGGATTTCCATTTACACAAAGGGTAATTATACAAAGCTGAAAAACGCTGTCGTAAAGGCGTTTATAGATGCCGAGTACACGATTACCGACAGACAATATCTCGGCTACGAAGCCGATACGGGCTATCACCACTACAATGTGGATGTAGCGAATTACTACGAAACGGAGGATTTATTCTATGGCAACAATCGGTCTTGACAAACTTTACTATGCTCCAATTACCGAGAACGCTAACGGCGAGGAAACCTACGGCACACCCGTTCAGCTTGCCAAAGCGATCTCCGCAGACCTTTCTGTGGAATTGGCTGAGGCTACGCTTTACGCTGATGACGGTGCGTCTGAGGTCGTTAAGGAGTTCAAAAGCGGAACGCTCTCCCTCGGCGTTGATGATATAGGAGCGTCAGTCGCTGCGGCACTCACAGGCGTCACCATCGACAGAAACAAGGTCATTATTTCAACGAGCGAGGACTCGACCGCTCCTGTGGCTGTCGGATTCAGGGCAAAACGCGCCAACGGCAAGTACAGGTATTTCTGGCTCTACCGCGTAAAGTTCGGCATTCCGGCAACGAACCTCGCCACAAAGGGCGACAGCATTACCTTCAATACCCCGACCATTGAGGGTACGGTAATGAGGAGAAACAAAGAGGACAGCAACGGCAACCACCCGTGGAAAGCCGAGGTCACTGATGGCGATACGGGCGTCAGCGCGTCAACTATTAACGGTTGGTACAGTGCGGTTTACGAACCGTCCTATACCGCGTCAAGCAATTAACGGAGGTACATTATGGCTAACGAACGCAGTTCTATTATCAATATCGGTGGTGTGGAGCACGAACTTCTGCTCACCACCAAAGCAACCAAGGAAATCGCCGGACGTTACGGCGGCTTGGAGAACCTCGGCGATAAGCTGATGTCCTCGGACAATTTTGAGCAAGCCCTCGGCGAAATCATCTGGCTTATCACGCTCCTTGCCAACCAAAGCATTTTGATTTATAACATCAAAAACAAGGCAGCACCCAAAGATTTGCTTACTGAAGAAGAAGTCGAAATCCTCACAACGCCGCACGACCTGACCGAATACAAGTCAGCTATTACCGAGGCGTTGTTCAAAGGCACACAGCGTAACGTAGAAAGCGAGACTGACTCAAAAAACGCGACAGTCGAGTAAACTATTCTGAATTGTTTACTCGACTCCTTTACTATGGCATAGCCCACCTTCATCTTTCTCAAGACGAGGTGTGGCTAATGCCGTTTGGCTTGCTGCTCGACCTCGTTGAATGTCACAAACATTATCACGGAATGGCAAAGCCCAAACGTGATATCTTTATTGACGATATTATCCCTGAAGGCATTTAGCGTCTTGTGGACATTTATTAGTTTTTGTGTTATTATATAGGCATATCACGCAAAGGAAGAGGTTTCCCTATGAACACAGATAATTTTAATAGCATCCGGGATGAGTATATAAATGCGAGATCCAAACAAAGAAATAAAATCGTTAACTTGCTCGAAAAGAATAATTTTACTGTTATCACAAGAGGCACTGCCGGAACAGGAAGAAAAAATTATAAGGGTGGCGGCAAATATGATCCTCCTCACGATCTACGTCACCACAAATGGATTGAAGCAAACAAAAATGGAGTAAATTTTCTTATTAGCCTTAATCCCTACGAAGTCGATTCTAACTCTGGCAATCCGCATCATTTATATGACCGTATTGGAGTACAAGCATACTTGGGTAATAATGATGAAACCAATATTCGTACAGCTATGATAATCACAAAATGGTCTCTTCCGATAGATGAAGATAACGGCAAGGAACTAATCGATTTTTTAGAAAAGCTAATCAAAATGTTTCAAGTATGGGGTAGTCAATAATACTTCAAAAAAGTGTATTCTGCCACAGAAATCAGAAACATATTGAGAAATGCTATAACAAAAGCATCTCGAAGATATGGATTCAACCGTTGTGAGGATTCCACGCGGGTAATCACTATAAAAATGATTGATCGCTGGCATTCTCTCATAGAACACAGTTGTGATTTCGCAATTGTTTACGGCAATCAGTATATTCGGTTCAACAAGGAACATCAAACGTATATATGGGCGAATCAATCTAAAGGATATAAGGGCATCGAAAAGAAAGCCGATATCCTTAAAAATCACGGAAACAAAAAGTATTGGCAAGAAGTCAGAGATGTATATATCGACAAAAAAACTTCAATACCGATCCCGATATACACTCTCGCTCTATATATGCAGAAACCATAAACGAGGTATATACGCGTTTTCAAAACGACAAACAATAAAACTATTCACATTAAAGGCATCACAGAAATGTGGTGTCTTTTCTTATGCCTTATTGGAGGTAACTATGATAACAAACGCAAATCCGGCAGTTGTTCTGCCGGGCATTCAAAACGTAATGACAGCCGAGTTATACGGCTTATCAACTGACACAAAACACACATTGGAAATCCCGAACGGCTCTGTATTTATCGAGATTGACACCGGTAACGTACTATTCTTCAACGGTAGCACCAGCACGTGGGTTAGCACTAACAATTCGGAGGCGTAGCTTATGGATGTAGTAAGTTATCTGCTGGCAAAAGCCGGAGGCGGTTCCACCACACCAAGCGAGTCCGTGAGCTGCGCCGGTGTTCTAACCCTCACTATGATAGATACTGAACCCGTTGCTGTAACGGAAGATATGCTTTCGGAAGTTACTGTAATCGAATTGAATGGAGGGATATAGTATGGCTGGATCACCCGAAGGTGAGGAACGAGTATTAATTATTCCTGCCGCAACAGACACAAATACCAAAATACTGTTTATTATAAAAAACGTTGATGAGTCTCTCCATATTAAAGACCCAAACGAAAAAATAATAGTTCAAATCAATTCAACTCGAATGATGACAATTCTCATGTATAACACCGGAACAGCATGGCGCTGTGTTGAGTTGCTTGAAATGTAGTTAGGAGGTGAGCGTGTATGGCTGATGGTTTCGGTCTAAAAATCGGTGTTGAGGGCGAGCGCGATTTCAAGAAAAGTTTATCGGAAATCAACCAGACCTTTAAGGTTCTCGGCTCTGAGATGAAGCTCGTTCAATCGCAGTTCGACAAAAACGACAATTCGGTTGAAGCGCTCACAGCGAGAAACGCGACCCTTAACAAGCAAATCGACAATCAAAAAGAAAAAATATCTACCCTGAAAGCCGCGTTGGAAAATGCGGCTTCTTCTTTTGGAGAAAACGATAAGCGTACACAGGCTTGGCAGATTCAGCTGAACAATGCGGAAGCCGCGCTGAACAAAATGGAGCGCGAACTGTCGCAGAACGATCAGGCTCTCGATAATGTCGGTGACGAGTTCAGCAAAGCGGAGAAAAAAGCGGACAAGTTCGGTGATGAAGTCAAGGAGACAGGTGAACAGGCTGAATCCTCGGGCGCTAAATTCAAGAAGGTCGGCGAGGTTCTAAAAAACGTAGGCGTTGCGATGGCAGCCGCTACTGCCGCGATTGGCACCGCTGCTGTCGCCGCAGGAAAAAAGCTGTGGGATATGGCAAGCGAGACCGCTAAATCCGGAGACGAGATCGATAAGACATCTCAGAAGCTCGGTATGTCCGCAGAAGCCTATCAAGAGTGGGATTACGTCTTAAGTCAATCCGGCGTTGAAATAACTTCAATGACCACCGGCCTTAAAACTCTGACAAACCAGATAGACGACGCTAAAAACGGCAGCGTAAAAGCGCAGGAGCGATTTGCTAAACTCGGCATCTCACTGAACGATCTGAATTCGATGTCGCGTGAGGACATATTCTCCGCTGTCGTATCCGGTATGCAGGGAATGGCTGACACCACTGAGAGAGCGGCTCTTGCCAACGACCTCTTCGGTAAATCTGGTCAGAACCTGACTCCTCTGTTCAATGAAACGACAGAATCGACTGAGCAACTGAAACAGGCGGCTCACGACCTTGGTTTTGTGATGTCCGATGAAGCGGTTAAGGCTTCTGCCGAATTCAACGATTCGCTTGACACCTTGAAGCGCACGTTCTCCGGCGTTAAAAACAACCTTGTCGGAGAACTTCTTCCCGGCTTCTCCACGTTGCTGAACGGCTTATCCGCGTTGCTTGCCGGAAACGATAAGGCTAAAGAGCAAATACAGAAAGGCACACAGGAAATCGTTGACTCGCTGAAAGACATCTTCCCGAGGGTGATGGATATCCTGATGACATTGATCGGAGCAGTCGCCGAGATCGCGCCGGTTATTATTGATTCCATCGTTCAGGGAGTCAGTGCCAATATGGGCGAACTTGTCAGCGCGGCAAGTGACATCGTAATCACGTTTTTGGAAAGCCTGATTGCTGCCTTGCCAGAAATTGCAAAAGGCGCGGTGAAACTCATCACACAGCTGACAGACGCGATTCTCGATAATCTGCCGTTGCTGATGAGTACAGCGATGCAGGTCATCACAACGGTAATCAACGGTGTTGCAGATGCTTTGCCTGCGCTTATACCCGAAATCGTTTCTGCTCTGCTTGATGCGGTGCAGGCTATCATCGATAATATCAGCGCGTTTGTGGACGCGGGTGTCAAAATTATTCTTGCACTCGTTGATGGCATCATTCAGGCAATACCCGTGCTGATTCAGAAGATTCCCGAAATTGTTAAATCGGTCATTGAAGCACTTAAGAATGCGTTACCGACATTGATTAACGGCGTTAAGCAGTTGATCACCGCTCTGGCTCAGGCATTGCCCGAAATCATCACAGCGATTGTCGAGATGCTGCCCGACCTGCTGACGACCATCGTTGAAGGCATTAAGGAATTGCTCCCCGTGCTGATCGAGGGCATCATCGACATCGTGAACGCCATCGTCGAGGCACTGCCCGACATCCTGAACGCGCTGATCGAGGCGCTCCCGACTATCCTCGAATCTATCCTAAACGCGGTCATCGAGCTGCTGCCGGTCATCCTCGATGCAGTGGTTCAGCTGATTATGGGTATCGTAAACGCACTGCCCGAACTGATACAGTCCATCATTGAGGTATTACCCACGCTGATCGACAAAATCATAACAGCAGTCGTCAATATGATTCCCGTGCTGATTCAGGCGATACTCGACTGCCTGCCCACTCTGATTAACGGTCTGATTCAGTTGATTATGGGCATAGTCGGAGCACTTCCCGAAATCATCAAATCACTGATCGAAGCTCTGCCGCAGATCATTTCATCTGTGGTGACCGGTCTGATACAGTGTATCCCGCAGCTCATCATGGGCGCTATTCAGTTGATACTCGGATTGGTACAGGCTATTCCCGAAATCATCACGGCTTTGATAGACGCGCTCCCCGAGATAATTGAATCCGTTATCACCGGATTGCTCGAATGCTTGCCGCAGCTGATTCAGGGCTGCATTCAGCTGACAATCGGTCTTGTCAAGGCGATCCCCCAGATCATAGTTGGACTGATTAAGGCTATCCCGACTATTATCACAAGTATAGTCGAGGCGTTCGGAAAGGGACTGAGCAAATTTGTAGAAATCGGCGGTCAAATCCTCTCGGGAATATGGGAAGGAATAAGCGGAGCTGCCGGTTGGTTATGGGATCAGATATCCGGCTTCTTTGGTGGTATTGTTGACGGCATCAAAGGCTTCTTTGGTATTCACTCTCCGTCCACCTTGTTCCGCGACCAAATCGGTAAAAACCTCGCCCTCGGTATCGGCGCGGGTTTCAGTAACGAGATGGCAGATGTAGCAAAAGAAATGCAGAATGCGATTCCGACTGATTTTGATACCGAAGTAAACACGACCGCAGCTATGAACAATGTCGGATTCAGCTCCGACGAAGGAGTAATGGGCGGTGTTTTGCGGTCTATCGTGAACAACATCACTTTCGGTGATGTCACTATCAACAATGATATGGATATTGAGGACATTGCTCATCAGGTTTCTGATGTTATCGTCTCCGATGTCTATATGAAAGGAGGAGCGTATGCCTAAGTACGATTTTAAGTTCGGGCAGTTTTGGTTATCGGAGTTTGGCGCGGTTTCCGCTGAGGAACCTTCAATGGAAATCGCGCAGAGAGATGTCACATTTATCTCGATTCCCGGCAAAGACGGAAAAGACTGTATTGACAACAAACGGTACGATAACGTGGAATTCAAACGCAAAATCGCCTTTGTAGGCAACCGAGATTTTAACGTGCGTGAAAAAGAACACAGTCTGATAAACAGCTACGCTTATCTGCAGGGCTATCAGGATTTTGAGGACGTTCATCATCCGGGGTTCATCACCAAGGCTGCGCTGAAAAACTTTAACGCAGTCCAGAGAAATCTGCGAACAATGCATACCGCGGAGTTATCTTTCACACGACTGCCGTTTTGGTATTTGAAAACCGGACTCGAAGAAATACCGCTTGATATTAATGCGTTGATTGCTGACGGTGTAGAAATAATCAATCCGTTTCCTGCCGCCGCTAAACCTCTGCTTCGTTTTAATGTTACTTTTACTGGCTCTGCTGAAACCACCACCTGTCGTATTGCTTTCGGTATCACAGCTAATTACGGAGGCGTATATGAAGAGCGTAAAATTAACAAGCCCGGAATCCGTATAACGCCTACGCATCATTTTGTAGTAATTGATGTTGAGAACCAACGCGCTTCTGTTCAGGACGAGAACGGAGATATTTATAGCTATATTGATATGCCTATTCCTGATCCGATTGGTAAAGGAAAAGCTACTATCAGGATAACGGTTCAAAGTAAAACTAACGCTATGTCTATTATCCCTCGCTGGAGGTGCTTATAATGCTCCCCAAATTATATGATGAGTTTTCCAAGAACGGCGAAGATTACCAAATGACGTATCTCGGAACTATCAACCACTGCACAAAGTGTCAGGTGAAGGAGGTACGCAACGGTGCGTACACGCTTTCTATGGAAACTACGGAAAATGATGATTGCGCCGGTTTTATCACTTCTCAAAAAATCATCGGCGCAAAAGCAAATCCCTTCGACCCGGTACAATACTTTGAAATACAGAAAACCGAACGTACCCAAGACGGCATAATAAAAGTTGAAGCAAAACACGTAAAGAACTTCTGCTTTCAGATTTGTTCCGAAGGTGATATTACCGCTGAAAACCGTGTCGTTTCAGAATCGGGGACACCAAAGGAAGTATGGGATTTGCTTGTCAGAGATTATATCGTTACAACCGTCCCTTTTACATTCGCGTCAAATATTTCCGCGAGAAAAAAGTTCTCTCTCGGTCTTCAGCTTGCCGAAACGCTCGGTGACATTCTCGGCGGCAGCGAAGGGGCTTTTTTGGATTTATGGGGTGGTGAGTTTCATTGGGACAACTACTCAATCACACTCAACTATGCCCGCGGGTCGGCTAAGGATTATCAAATCCGTTACGGCTCCAACATTTCCAATGCCAAGCAGACGGAAAGCTGTGAGAACACATACACCCATATTCTGCCATACGGCAAAGTCGGCGTCACAGGCTCAAACACAAAGATCACCTTTTCCGCGCCGTTGTACGCTATACCGTCAAGCGAATCAAAATACACAAAGGTTTACAAACTCGATTGCACAAGCCTGCTTGACAGCTACGAAGTAGGCACTACAGGTCAGAACTACTCCACAGTTAAGGCCGCGATGACCAATTACGCAAGGACATACGCGGCGAACCGCAGCCTCGGCAAAGTGTCTGTCAGCATTGATATTACGCTCCGTGCGGAGTTGGACGAGATGGCACAAATCGGTTTGTGCGATACCGTATCTGTTATCTTGGATAACTTCGGTACGACCGCGACAGCTAAAATCACGGAAACCACCTATGACAGCCTTATGGAGCGTTGGGACAAATTGGTGGTCGGCGCGACCCGAGTGACTGTGGCTGATATGATATTAAACAGAAAGAGGTATATTTAATGATTGTAGATAAAAATATCCCGATTGACCTCAACCGGGTACAACCGTTGAAAACCCTCCATGTTCACGAGGGCGATGTGAACAGTGTCCGTCTCGTCCTTTCATTAACGAAGGACGCACAGGATGTTGATTTAACAAATATCACTGTCAAATACGATGCTGTGATTGCCGGGCATCTCGCGGAGCAGAACGCCAACGGCAGCGTGGAGGACGGCAAGGTCATTATTCCGCTCACAGCAAATATGACGATTATGGGCGGCATCCTCAAAGTCGATGTAAAGCTGATTGAGGGCACCGCTGTTCTTTTCACGCAGACCATTAAACTGCTCGTTGACCGTTCCGTTATAGACGGCGATACCATCATCGATATTTCCGGCACAACTATCGGTCAGCAGTTAGAAGCGTTCCGGCTGCAGCTTGACGGCTTTGTCGGAAACCACTACACCAAAGCAGAAACGGATACTCTTCTGAACTCCTATTACACCAAAACCGAAGCAAACAACCTTCTGAACGGCAAGATGAAATACGAATATCACCAAGGTGTTCACGCGGAGGATCTGGATACCTATACAGACGCGCAAACAATCTACCGCATTTACTACGAAGGTACTTATCAGTTCCTCGTCTGCACCTCCGGCACCGGCGGTCAGTATCGTTTCACCAAGTTCGGTGATGTGTATTACCGTGTTTACAATATGGGAAATAACACATGGGGCGAATGGAAAACGCTCGGAGCTATTGCCGATAACTCTCTTTCCGGCGCGAAGCTCACAGACGGCTCTGTTTCAGGAACAAAGCTGACGGATGGGACTGTCGCTAACTCGAAATTGTCTGACACCTATTTTCGCCTGTTTACAGATTTTAACCTAAACAATGCGTACTCAATTGAAGAAACGGGAATTTATAAGGGCACCGCGCCATCAACATGGCAGTTCACTTATGAAGTCAGCGGTGATTTTATTCTCTATCATGATGTTGACCGACAAATACTTTATTTTAACACAGATAACAGAACGTTTATCAGGACACGTTCCGGCTCCGTTTCTGATTATAGCTGGAACTCATGGGTTGAAATCACACCGATCACTGAGAGTCGAGTCAATACGCTTATTTCAAATCAGCTTGGTTCATATTACACGAAATCCGAAGCGGACACAAAGTTCGACAACCGTCTGAAAGTCGTAACAAAATCTTCCGCGACGCTTTCTGACTGCGACACCTGCACCGACCCCGGAACACTCTATCGTCTGTACATCGGTGGGTTGTATCAGTTGCTGCTTAACACCTCCAATACGGGCGGTCAGTTCCGCTTTACCCGTGACGGAAACATTCTCTACCGTACCTACAACACAGGAAATAATACATGGAGCGATTGGGCTGTCGCATTTAAGAATATCCCTAACGGAGTTATCACAGAGGCGATGCTCGACAGCAACTTCCTTCTTTCATACGACAACATCGAAGATGAATACATCCGTTATTTTGACATCACCAGCGCATCTGAATTTGACACACTGTATGATTACGGCATCTATACCGGCACTTCCGATAACGTCTGGACATCGCATTATAACGCGACAGGCAATTTCATTCTGCTGGTACTGGATGAGAATCAGGTACTGTTTTTCCCTGACTGCAATAAGCTGTTTGCAAGAATTCGTCCCATTAATGGCACTTGGCAAACGTGGACGGACATCTCACCGATTACACAGTCGCAGGTTACCACTATTGCGGGTAATGTCGCCGACAGCAAACTGGCAAATTACTATACTCAGTCCGAAACAAACACAAGGCTGAACAACAAAGTTAATTACGTCATCAATACCAGTGCTACGTTATCCGATTGTGATAATTGCTATCTGTCGGAAACTATCTATAGGCTGATTATTAACGGTCACGAGCACCTCATAATCAATGCCGGAACTCACGGTACACAATACCGTTTCACGGAAGGTCATGTGTATTATCGCAGTTATAGCGGCGGCGCTTGGGGCTCTTGGCAAGACCTTCTGACGCTGATCCCGAACAATACGATCACGACCGACATGATTCAGAGTGGTGCCGTTACCGCAAATAAACTCGAGGAAGGATATATGAGAGCATTCTCAGGTGAAGACCTCACTGACATCAACAATTGGGATGCCGGTATCTATACAGGTGAACTCGGCGAAAACTGGCGCGCACGGTATGGTTATACAGGTCATTATATTGTGATTGCCGAGGAGATTCAACTAATGATAATTCCCGAGGTTCAAAGGATTCGTTATCGTTACAGGAACTACGCGCGCATTTGGGGAGACTGGATTGATATTGATTTTGTGACATTGGAGGACGTTAATAACGCGGTTCACGGTGAGTCCGGTACAATCGGAACAAACTACGCTTGGTACACCGACCAAAGTCAAGGGCTCTCGCTAACAGGCACCTATACCTTGATCGGCGATTTTTGCACAATAAACGGCACCTGCCCGTTGATTGAGGGATGGAACACTGTTTACTATTCTCTCCCGTGTGCAAGCCTGTACTCGGCAGCCACAATTGCCCGCTGCGGAAGTGCTGTCTTATCGGTTGTCACAAACACGCTAAACAACGTCTCCGTGTTAGAAATCAAGAAGCTCGATGGTGGCGCGTTGCCATCGGGAACCATCAGTTTTACTCTCACATACAGATATCAACAATATGAATAGGAGTTTTTGAAATGAAGATTTATTACGATTACACTCTTGAACAGCTTACAACTACGTCCGTAAATGTATTGGTGAGCTCGTCCGCAACCATCAATAAAGAGCGTAGAGTTATCGGCAAGAGCCGTATGTCCTACACAAATTCCACTCTCGGCCGATCAAAACTGTCCGAGGAATTGCCGGAGGAATACGCTAACGCTGTGTTTGCTATTTGGGGTGACAAGCCCAAGGTGACCGATCCGCCCGAAGGAGGAGTTTAACGTGACAGAAGCGATAGCCTGCGCGATTATTGCCGGTCTTGCCGCTGTGGTTGTGGGTGTTATCAATGCGCTCTCACAGCGCAAGGCCAAAAATGAACTGGAGCACGAGATACAAAGGCAGCAACAGTCAGCTGCGGATAAGGAAAACGCAAGAAAAGAATTTGAAATCCACATGATAAAGGGTATCATAGCGTCAAACTCTTTGGGCGAAGCGACTGCCCGCGCTGTCCAGCGTATTCCCGATGCTCATTGTAATGGGGACATGGATGCGGCTCTTGAGGAAGAGGGTCGTGTCAAGAAAGATATTCAGCTTTTCCTTGCTCGGCAAGGTATCAATAACATCATCGATTAGGCGTTGGCACAAAGCGTGTCAGCGCCGTTTTTATGAAACGGAGGTAATTTTATGACGAAAGAAAAAATCATTGTATGGCTCAAATACGCAGGAATACGCGCCGCTAAAACTCTGGCGCAGACCGCTATCGCCACCATTGGCACAACCGCGCTTTTCAATGAAGTGGATTGGGTGGTTGTTGGTTCCGCGTCACTCCTTGCGGCAATTCTCTCACTGCTCACCTCGCTTGCGGGTATTCCCGAAGTAAAGGAAGAAACGGACGCTAAAAAACGGTAAACACTTTTTGGAGGATTAGTTATGAGTTTAATTGGCAAAAAGGGTGTCGATATTTCGTCCAACAACGGCAGTGTCGACATCGCAAAAATCAAAAGCGCCGGATACGATTTCGTGATGATCCGCTGCGGATTCGGTGAAAACATCACCTCTCAGGACGATAACCGCTGGGAGGAAAACGTCAGAAAATGCGAGGCGGCGGGTATGCCTTGGGGAGCGTATTTTTACAGCTATGCCTGTTCCGAAAGCTCTGCCAAGAGCGAACTCGAACACGCACTCAGGCTTCTCAAAGGCAAGAAGCCCACATTACCTGTAGCGTTTGATATGGAGGACGCTGATGGCTACAAGGCGCGTCATGGCGGATGGAACAAAACCAACGTTGACCGTGCCTGCCGTATCTTCTTGGAAGGTATCGCCAAGGCGGGCTACTATCCGATGCTTTACGCGGGCTTCGAGGAGATGAACAATTACATTTCCTCCGAGGTCTGGAACAAGTATGATATCTGGTTCCCGCATTGGGCGGCTAAATGCGGCTACAAAGGAAAGAACCTGTGTATGTGGCAGTATGGCGGTGAGACGAACAAGCTCGAAAGCAACTCGATTCTGGGCGTCGGCGTCATAGATAAAAACATCTGCTACAAGGATTATCCTGCCATAATCAAGCAGGGCGGTTACAACGGATGGACAAAAACAGGCTCGACCGCAACGACTACCGCAAAAGCGACTGTAACAGAGGCACAGCTCCGGCAGAGCGTTGCTGACATCATCAACAGCTGGCTCGGCGCAAAGGAAGGCGACAGCGTCCACGCTGAGATTCTGAAAATCTATAACGCGCAAAACCCACTGCCGGTCGGCTACAAGATGCAGGTACATGACGCTTGGTGTGCCGCGACTGTATCTGCCGCGTGGCTCAAAGCCGGTATTGCTCAGTACACGGGTACGGAGTGCGGCTGCGGACGTTTCCGCGATGACGCAATTAAGCGCGACATCTGGGTTGAAAACGATGCCTACAAGGCGAAAATCGGCGACGCAGTTATCTATTACTGGTCTGACAACGGCGTCGGTGACTGCAAGACAGGCGCGGACCATATCGGACTGGTAACGGCAGTGAGCGGCAACACCTTTACCGTCACCGAAGGAAACACAGGTAACGGTATTGTAGGCAAACGAACCATGCAGGTCAACGGCAGATACATCCGCGGCTTCATCGCTCCTAACTACGCTGATATCGCCAAAAAGGTCAGCGGTGTTGTAACCGTCACCAAGCCGTCGACCACCACGACCACCGTTGCAGCCACAATTCCCGATATCTTCTATCGTGTTCGCGTTGCGGGTCACTGGCAGGCTCAGGTGAAGAACGGCGCGACAGCCGGTATTCGCGGCAAGGCTATCACCGACATCGCAATCAAGGCAGCGAAGGGCAGCGTCAAATACCGTGTACATATCAAGGGCGGCAGATGGCTGCCGTTCGTCACGGGCTACGATGTTAACGATGCGAAAAACGGTTATGCCGGAATGGACTATTCCATTGACCTCGTTGAGGTGTATTACTTCACCCCGGCTGATGTTGTAAAAGGTGTCGGCTATCTCCGCGCCAAGTACCGCGTTTCCCCGACAAACGGTTCGTTCTACGCTTATCAATATGATAACGAAACAAAGAACGGGCAAGACGGCTACGCGGGATACACTGGCAAAGCAATCGACCAATTTCAGCTTACGCTTGCAAAATAGAATAATCACTGTATTTATGCCTCATCACTTTTCGGTGGTGGGGCTTCTTTTTATTTTACCGCTGTTTTTTCAATAACACCATAAACTGAGAGTTAATAACTTAACTGTGGGTTTAAGTTTGCAAGGATGAAGGGGATTAGATATATGTATTGTTACAGGTTTTATTCCGAGTCCTCGATGATGAAGACTCAGAAAATGCAATAAACAAGCCGTTTTTCGTTTAGATTAAGGTTGCATTTTTTATATCGTTTACATTCTTATTATCACGGAAAGCAAAACTAAAAACTAAATTTAATAATTTTTTGAAAAACACTCGCCAAACCACACCCTAAATGTCCGTATAGTGAAAGGATGTGGTATCGTGACCATCGAAGAAAGAAACAGCATAGTCCGTTTGCGCAAAGCGGGTCAGGGCTACAAAACAATAGCTGTAACATTAGGATTGTCCAAGGAGACTGTAAAGTCGTTTTGTCAGCGTAATAATATGGGAGGTCAACGCGTACGTTCCGCTGATTCTCAAAGAGGGATAATCTGTCCGTTCTGCGGTAAAAAGATACAGCAAACGGAGCACACCAAGCCCAAGAGATTCTGCTCCGCTGAATGTCGGCAAGCGTGGTGGAACGCTCACCCGGAATGCGTCGGTCAAAAAGCTGTCTATACTTTCACCTGCGCGCAATGTGGGCGGGAGTTCACCGCATACGGAAACAGTCACAGAAAGTATTGCTGTCATAGCTGTTATATAGCGGCTCGTTTCAAGGGAGGTGTGTCCCATGACGCGAGAGCAATTTGACAACGAGGTAATGTTTCAGGCGAGTATAGCTCCGTTCAAATCAATGCTGCGTGAAGGTATCATCACGGCGGAAGAATACACTAAAATATTCACCATATTAGACGAGGAATACCACCCCATCTTTGTCGGTAATATTGTATCAATATGAGTGGATAATAAGGTGTTTTAGAGGTAATATATACCTGCCGAGGAGGTGATATTATGGCAAAAAATGTAGTTCAAATCCAACCGAACAAGCCGGAACTGCAACAAAGGTCACGGGTGGCAGCCTATGCCAGAGTGTCCTGCGGTAAAGATACTATGCTGCATTCGCTTGCGGCGCAGATCGATTATTATCGGGAAATGATTATCCGTAACCCGGAATGGAGGTTCGCCGGGGTGTTCGCTGATGAAGCAAAGACCGGCACCAAAGAGGATAGACCGGAATTCCAAGCCTTGATAGCAAAATGCCGCGCGAAAAAGATAGATATGGTTATTACAAAATCCATAAGCAGATTCGCTCGAAACACAGTTACTCTTTTGAAGTATGTCCGCGAATTGAAAAATCTCGGAGTTGATGTATTTTTTGAAGAGCAAAACATCCATACGATAAGCGCGGATGGTGAAGTAATGCTCACCCTGCTTGCGTCTTTCGCTCAGGCAGAGAGTTTATCAGTCAGCGAAAACTGTAAATGGCGTATCCGCAAGGGCTTTGAAGAAGGCAAATCAACAAGTGTTCGTTTGCTCGGTTATCAACTGATTGACGGGGAGTTCACCATCATCCCCGAGGAAGCGGAAACTGTACGCCGTATCTTCAACCTGTATCTTCAGGGATATGGTATTCAGACTATCTCAAATATGTTAGAATCCGAAAACCGCGCTACCGTCTGCGGTGGCGTTTGGCTTCCAAATAAGGTAGCGGAAATTCTTGACAACGAGAAATATTGCGGAGATTTGCTCCTACAAAAGACAATCGTTCAGAATCACATCGATAAAAAGACCATTCTCAATACCGGGCAACTACCGCAGTATCTTATTGAAAATAATCACGATGCGATTATCGACAAGGACATATTTCTTAAGGTGTCGGAAGAACGCAAACGCCGGGCAATTAACAAAGGAGTCAAGCGAGAGTATTCCGCGTTGACAGGTATGATCCGATGCCCGTATTGCGGAAAGAACTATCGCAGAAAAACCACAACGAGATGTATAAAGTGGTGCTGCTCGACCTTTAATTCAAAAGGCAAAAAGTTCTGTCCTGACTCAAAGATGATACCGGAAGATACGGTTATTCAGGCGATATGTTCAATGCTCAACATGGACAGTTTTGATGAGAAAAAATTTGTAAAACTGATTGACCATATCGATGCCTGTAAGGAAAACACACTTCGGTTTCATTTTACAGACGGAAACAGCCGCGATTACGTTTGGGCTGACCGATCACGGGCAGAAAGCTGGACTCCCGAAATGAGAGAAACCGCGAGAAAAAACACTATAAGGAGGCGCTCAAATGGCAAATAAAAAAATAACCGTAATTCAGCCGACAAAGCCGCTTCATTCTTCTGATTTTCAGAGTTACTCCAAAAGAAGGCTCGTGGCTGCATATGCGCGCGTATCTACAGATCACGAGGAGCAGGAAAGCTCGTTTGAAGCACAGGTCAGTTATTACGAACAGAAAATCAAAGCAAACCCTGCGTGGCAATTCGTAGAGGTGTATTCGGATGAGGGTATTACAGGCACCAGTATGAAAAAGCGCGATGGCTTTAATCGTATGATCAAGGACGCGCTTGCCGGGAAGATTGACCTCATCCTTACAAAATCAGTCAGCCGATTTGCTCGAAACACAGTTGACAGTCTCACCACCGTCCGAAAGCTGAAAGATAAAGGCGTTGAGGTGTTTTTTGAGAAAGAAAACATTTACACGCTCGACTCCAAAGGAGAACTGCTTATAACTATTATGAGTTCGCTTGCTCAGGAAGAAGCGCGGAGCATTAGCGAGAACACAGCGTGGGGTCATCGTAAAAGATTCGCTGATGGTAAATTCAGCTTAGCTTATTCCACATTTCTTGGTTATGATAAAGGACCCGATGGAGAGTTGGTGATCAACGAAGAACAGGCTGTCATTGTCAGACGCATTTATGATGATTACCTTGCGGGACTGTCACCCTATACAATAGCAAAACGGCTGACAGAGGATGGTATAGAAACCCCTGCTCATAAAACTGTGTGGCAAGCAAGCACGGTATACAGTATCCTCAAAAACGAAAAATATTACGGAGCCGCAATTTTACAAAAATGCATCACTACTGATTTTTTATCTAAGAAGCAAATCAAAAATACCGGGCAGCTTCCGCAGTATTATATAGCTAACGACCACGAAGCCATCATCCCGCCTGAGAAGTTCAAAATGGTTCAGGACGAAATGCAGCGACGGGAAGATGCCGGGTTCAAAGCCCAGTGCGTTTCGATTTTTTCCGCAAGAATTGTCTGCGGCGACTGCGGCGGTTTTTACGGCAGAAAAATCTGGCACGCCGGGTCAAAGTACGCTTCTTGGCGATGGCACTGCAACAACAAATTTCAGAAGCGTAAGTACTGCTCAACTCCCACTCTTAAAGAAGAGAGCCTTAAGGAGGCTTTCTTGGAGGTTTTCAACGGGCTTATCAAACGGCGTGATAAAATCGAGAAAAACTACAACCGCTGCCTTGACGCGATTACAGACACATCCGAATATGAGCGTCAGTTGGAGGAGTTAAACAAAGGCTGTGCCGAGGTTCATCAGCTAATCAAAAGTCTGTTAATTTCGCACGGAAAGCAATCAGAGGATGAAAGCATTTCCGATATGTACGCGGAGTATGAGAACCGGCTTGACACTCTCGCAAAACTCAAACAGGAGTTAGATATGAAGATCGCAGCTTGTTCGGCAAAGCGAACTCAGGTCAATGGTTTCCTTAGTGAACTGAAGAAGCACGACCAACCGCTTGTCGAGTTCGATGACCTTGTGTGGCAGGCAGTGATCCACCACGCCAGAGTTGATAATAACAACACAATCACCTTTGTGTTCCGCGATGGCACTGAGGTCACCACACCCATCAAAAACGGTGTGAAACCGTACAGAAAGCGAAAGAAGGAGGAGCCTTCGGATGAGTAACGCTATACCTATTATTATAGAGCCTCATGAGCCGGAACGCGGCAAATACCGTGTAGCCGCGTACTGCCGCGTTTCAAGTTCAAGCGATGAGCAGATGCACAGTTATTATGCGCAGGTTGGCTATTACAAAAAATTGTTTGCCGAGGTCGATTCCTACGTCTTTGTCGGGGTCTACGGCGATGCCGGTATTTCCGGCACAAGAACTTGTAATCGTGATGGCTTTCTAAAATTGATTGAGGATTGCCGAAACGGACTGGTAGATTGTATATGGACAAAAAGCGTGTCGCGGTTTGGGAGAAATACCGTTGACACGCTTATTTTTACACGAGAGTTGCGCAACCTTGGAATCGATGTATTCTTTGAAAAGGAAAACATACACTCAATAGATTCTTCCGGCGAATTGCTTTTGACGTTAATGGCGGCCTTCGCTGAATCTGAATCGAAAAATATGTCAGATAATATTGCTTGGGGTAAACGGCGAAGGTTTGCAGAGGGATTGGTACAGACAATTACGATAGGCAATTTGCTCGGCTTCCGGCAAGAAAACGGTGTCGTTACGGTTGTGGAAGAAGAAGCCGAAATAGTCCGTAAGATTTTTCAAAAGTATCTGGACTGTTACAATTTTGGAGAAATTGCGGAGATGCTGAATCAGGAAAACGCTCCCAAGCGATTCAAAGGAAAATGGAGCAGAACGGAAGTTAGAAATATTATACTGAACGAAAAGTACGCCGGGGATTGTTTGCTGCAAAAATATTATGTAGTTAATCCGCTTGAACACAAACGCGCTCCGAATACAGGTCAGTTAGCACAGTATTTCGTAGAAGGATGTTTCCCTGCCATTGTAAAAAAAGACGACTGGCTTGTTGCTCAGGAGATGGCAAAAAGCCTCTCGAACAGAAGTGTAGTCAACAGCGATGAAAGACCGTTCGTAGGAATGATGTACTGTGCCGTTTGCGGAAAGCAGTGTAAAATCCATACCACGGTAGGTATGGGCGGTAATCCACTGCGAAGATACAGGTGTGTGAGTTTTAAAGATAACAGCGGTGTGGAAATACCCGGAATGACATATGTTCGTCCTCACACCTCGCGGTACATAAAGAACCCTACACCGAAGCTAAAAGCGTGGAGAGAAAAATACGCGCCGCCCCGGATGACGAGACAATATTATTGTTCCGACACCAGAATCGAAGCCGATCACCCTTATGAAGTGTTTATCAAGGCGTGGAACTATCTCGTTACCAACAGGCAACGATACCTTCCTACTATATATAATATGATAAGCGCGGAAGATGTCCTGCTCCGATTCAATGCTTCGGTAATGTACAAATTACTCAGCAAGGGTGATATGCTCCACGAATTTGACACACGATTATTCAGAAAAACCGTTGACCGAATCGAGGTACATCCTTCCGGCAAACTGACATTTATGTTCAAAACAGGCTTAAAAATCACGAAATAATACGCAAAAATCAGGGTCCCTGCTGCCGTTGTGTAACAGGGATTTCTTGCTTTTTCCAATTGAATTATTGCTAATTTAGCAAGGATGATATTGCTTTTCTCGTTTGATATATTGGCATAATTCACTCGATTTTTGACTCGATTTTTGTTACACACTTTTGGGTTTTTGGGGTATTTCTCAACTTCACTCGAAACTACTAATGAAATTCTTAGTTGATTATTCGATGCATATCGACAGGGCTTCTTGCCGGTCATAGCCCAAATAACCCAGATTCTAAGCCATTATTTGAAGTTGCACCCCTTTATGCACCCCTTTGGCATTTTGGGGTGATGAAAATTAAATTGTATCAATGGAACGGTGCAGACGCAGAAGACGTATATTTCTGATTTTCTCTCAAAAAAAGTCAAGAAAAACAACGGGGAGCTTCCGCAGTATTACGTTGAGAACGGTCACGCGCCGATCATAATTCCGGCAGACTGGGACGTTGTGCAGGAGGAGATCGCCCGCAGAAAGGAAGCGGGCAAAGCGTACAGCTCCGCCACCGTTTTGTCTTCTAAGCTGATCTGTGAGGACTGCGGCGGGTTCTTCGGCATAAAAGTCTGGCACTCCACCGACAAATACCGCAGAGTAATCTACCGCTGCAACAACAAATACGCAAACAAAACGCCCTGCCGCACCAACCATTTCACGGAGGAAGAAGTCCATAAAATGTTCTTGGCGGCGTATAACGAGTACATGGGCAACCGTGAAAATATAATCCGCGGAGCAGAAAAAATGTGCCGCGTTCTATCCGATACGACCGACCTGACGCGGAAGCTTGAACAGAAAACGGCACAGCGTGAAACCAAGGCTGAACTATACCGCGCTTGGATTTCTCAGGGAGCCGGGGCGCGCAGCGAAAACTTCAAGAAGCGCGAGGAACAGCTGTACGCCGACTATGACGCGCTTGATAAGGAGGTCAACGCGCTCACGAAAAAAATCGCAGATATCAACAACCGTCATACCAAGCTCGTCAATTACATCAAAGGCTTGCAGGAAAAACCGCTGATCCTCGAAAAGTGGGATACCGCCATGTGGATCACAACCATACGTCACTGCATTGTCCACCGCGACGATTCGATCACTTTTGTTTTCAGGGACGGCGCAAAAATAGATATTCAGCCTGTGGGCAGAACGCGGGGGATTATATGA